TTTAATAGGCACTTTACAGCAGAAAACGAACCGGGAAAGTTATTAACCTCGCCCGGTTCGTTTTTTTAATATAAGTTTTCAAACGCTTCTAAAATTGAAGCTGTCAGCTTTGAACTAGAAGCCTTGAAATTTGCTTCTTCAACAGTCTTCGGCAGACTGTTTTTAAAATCGGATGCCGCTCTTAACGCATCTGATTTTATCTCTCGCCATGTGTGGTCAACTATATTAATATAATAGTCACACTGTGAGCCGCTCCCTGTCGGCTTGTGGTCGGATATTCTGATTTTATAACAATTTCCGTCATTGTCAGAAATTGTTAAATAATTACTCATGCCATAACATGAGCTTTCATCATGCAGACAAGATAAACCTGTCTGTGATTCTATCTTGCTTGCAAGGCACTCACACCTTGCCGCAAGGTAGTTCTTGCATGTGTAGTACCTTGTTCTATTTTTATCATCAAATTTAAAATCTGACATTTTAAATCCTCCTTCATTTTTTATTTTTAAAAAGCAACCCGGGGAGTTGAACCCCGGCAGTGCGCCGCCTCCGGCGGTTGCCTAACTGTCTACCGTAAACCGAGCGCCTCCAACTCGGCGCGTTCCCAGTCGCTGACAACACAGCGTATCGCCAGCTCTGGGTCATATCCGTACTTCAATGTACGGAGTTTTGAGCAATACTCGTCTGCGCATTGCTCTATGAAATCACAATCACTAGGGTTAATTGTGATTGTGTCGTTCTCAAGGAGTTCTGGCAGCTCCCTGAGAACTTTCTTAATTTTTATAACTGCTGCTGGGTCGGCAGCTCTGTTTTCTCTTCTCCACTGGATTTTAAAATCCATGTTGGCACCTCCCAAATTTTAATTTTTCGTGTAGCAAACACACGTTCGAAAGTTCTTATCTTCTCCCTTCCGACATCATTATAATAACATATCTCTATCACTTTTGCAAGTGATATTTTTAATTTTTTGAAAAAATTTTTAATTTCTTCTCGCGCTCCTCTGCTGTTTCTTCGAATATAAAAATGTCCTTCGGCTGCAAGTCCAGTATCAAGCACAGATTGTTTAGCGTTGTTAAGTTAATTCCCGTATCTTCATTCTTAATCTTCCTTAATGCGTCTTGGCTTATCAGTCCAGTTGTTTTGGCTTTGTAAGTATTAAAGCCGGCGCGCTCCAAGGCATCGCCCACGTTGAATTTATATTTAAGCATCCCATCACCTCCTCGTTGTGTTTTTAATATATGGCAGTTTAAAAAAAAAGTCAATAAAAATATTTCTAAAAAAAGTGATAAACCTATTGACTATCACTGTTAAAAGTGATATTATAATATCAACGAAAGGGAAATAGAACAGATACAGAACATGTGTTTGTTATGCCCAAAAATAAGGAGGTAAGCAATGACAGCTGAAATAAGAAGTTTTAAGCAACAGGTCAAAGAGCAGATGTTTAAAACATTCGGATTCGCCCCGAAAATGTCAGAAATCAGTTTATTAGAAACAGGAAGTGAAGGAATGTATTTAACTAGTGCGGGTTTCGCCGTTAATGGGAAAGGCTATTGTTTTAATCGCTTAGTCAGCGATGGCGAAGTTGTTAAAAACTCAGATTACGATTTAGTGAACTAATCAAGTGACGGCAGGTGCCAACATGGGCGGTTCGATTCCGCCCGTCACTTTTCAGCCGGTAAGGTCGGCTATATAATTAAATATACGGAGGTATTAGAATATGAAGAAACTAGACATTTATAATTGCGATGACGTATTTACGTCTAGCAATGAAATTATGGAGCTTGTAGCCAAAAAAACAGCTACAAGCGAGGCACTTATGTTGACTTGCCTGCCAAAGGGTACAGTTGAGATGCTGGCTTATGCAGTCGCTGGCAGTGTCGACCACGCATTGATGGGAGGGTTAGCAGTTTCGATAGTTGCCGGCGACACTTGGGTATTTTGTGATTTTGGTGTCCGCAAGACTGAGGTCGTGTTCGATGGTAGCCGCAAGGCTGAACTTCTCAGCTTTTATGGCTTGTAAAGAAGAATAAGCAGTTTAAAAGAGAACTTTCAGAAGTTCTCTTTTTGTCGTTCCTTGACAAATTGAAATCGAAGTGCTATTTTATCATCAAGCGGACAACTGCGCCCTTAACGGGCGGCGACTTGTAACGTAATGCTGTTTGGCGGTCTGTTTGTTGTGCCTAACTTTATTGCCATAGGCAGAGCCGGGCGGTTTTGGGTGCGGTGTTGTACTGGTCCCACCATCATGCAGAGCCATTTTAGGCTCAAAAACAACACCAAATCAGAGCCAAATTTTGACAAAATCGTAAATCGGTTTTCATATTTTGAATTTGAGACATACGGGGGTATCAAAATTTTTAGCAAGAAAATTTTTGCCGAAAAATATTAAATAAAATCAAGAATTTTGAGAAAATGCAAACGAAAATCGAAGTCGGATTTTGCGGAAATCTGATTTCGATTTTTTCATTTTGCTTTATGCAGATAGGGAGATATGAAAAATTTCACATTAATTTTTTCACTTGATTTTGCGCCGTGAAAATAACAGCCTTAGCCGCATATTCACATTGACTAAGCTCGTATATCATACGCTCCATTGTCATTTCCGGGTTGGTTCTCTGAATGTATTCTAATAGCTGTTCTGCGCTCATACTGCCCTCCGTGATAGGCTCGACATGATGCTGTCAAGCAAATATACTAAATCAGTGCCGTAAAGGCTTATCCAGCCCGCAAGATATTCTTCCTGTTCAATCGGCATTGATATGTCATAACTAAAGCAAAATGCGTGGCACAGCTCATGTGCGATTATACGCCTTAAATAAGCTCCCTTAGGTGCGGTTGATATAAATATACTTCTGCGGTTCCAATCGGTCACAGCAAGGCTTGTAGTGCCGTCTGAACACAACAAATTGGGGCTTGCACCGTTTACAAATATCAAGTTCCAATCAATGCCGTTAATTGTAAACATAATGTACCTCACAATGGTAGGAGCATTTCTGCCCCTACCTCTAAAAATCAAATCTTAGTCATAAGCACTGACATTTTGCTTTTTAACATTGTGCGTTCCTCAGGCGTCATGTCGGCTAAGAGTTCCACCATATCAGCACTCAACTCCCTCATGTACTCGTCAAGCGACTGCATTTTAGCGTCCTTGTCCTGCTGGGTGTTCGCCTTGTGCTGTTCCTTAGCTTCCATGTAATGCTTGCGGCTTATGCCACTTCTACCCTCACGCATATCACGTTCCATAGAACTGCCACTTCTCGGCTGGTCAATCATTCCCATGCGGTCTGACATGTCGGTGTAATACATTCTGCCCCGGCTCAATCTGTCCATGTCTCTCATACGCTCTATGCTGTCATAATCCATATCTGTCATATCGCCCGGGTATCTGTGCCAGTATGGCGGCTCCTCATAGCCACGTCTGCCGACATAGGTTCCTTTGCCCTTCGGCGCATATCTGCCGGTTGTCTTGTAGCGATATTCATCATAAAAGCGTCTGCCATCCTCTTCACCATATTCGCTTTTGAGCATTCTGAGAAGCTCTTTGTTGTACTCTTCTTCCTCTTCGTCAGCCTTCTTCATCGACTTGACGATAACAGCACGATATTCAGCTTCACATAAATCCTTAATCATATCCACAGCCTCAGACATTTCCTCGACATTTACGTTCTCAATGCCTTTATCAAGTTCGGACAGTGTCTTTTCCGTAAGGCACTCAATCATTCTATGTATTCTCTCAATATGCAATTTATTTTCCTCTCTTTCTAGGAGGTGTTGTAATAGCTTCTACAACATCCCATTTTAATTCATAAATTCTTTTATCTACGGTTTTTCTTGAAATACCGTAAAAATCACACCATTCATTCCTTGTTTTGATAATACCATTTATTTCAATAAGTGCATTTTGACTTCTCTTACTATTAATCTTTCTGTTATTAGCCTTTCTGCTACTGGTGTTGCGACTGAAAGGTCTTCTATTTTTCATTTGCTCTTTCCAAGTAACCCATCTGCAATTTTCGGGGCAGTAGTTTCCATTATTATCAATTCGGTCTATTGATAGATTGTCCGCATATCCATTACTTATCGCCCAATCTCCAAAAGCAGTAGAGTTAAATCTCCATTCATCACATACTGCTATTCCTCTACCGCCATAATTGTTATAATGTTTATGTTTTTCCCAATAGCATCTATTCAACATGCTTCTCCAAATTGAATAAATTCTTGTACCGTAATATTTATTTTTCTTTTCCTTTCTTCTTTCTTTTTTACATTCTTTGCAAAAAGTTGCGAAGTGGTCTCTTATCATAGTGTGAGATGTCGAAAACTCTTTACCACATTCTTTACATATGCAAATATAGTTTCTCACAGTCTCTCCGCTTGGTCTAAATGTGTCTTCAATTCTTTTTTTAATTGTGACAAATTCGTCTTCATACCCAGCCACATATTTACCGGGATTAAGATTATGTCCTTTGGCAAATGGCATAACTTTACCTCGCTTTCCTTAATTAAGTTTATTTAATCTTAATTAAATTATATCAGATTATTTTCTTGTATTCAACAAGAAATTGTGTTAAACTTAATTAAATTTATGAAAGGTGGTGTAAATATGCCGAAAGATGAACTTAAAAACCGCATTCGTTTTTCTACAACTCTTGACAAAGAGGTTGAAAAGCAGTTGAAAGAGTACTCTAAGCAAACTCTAATACCAATCAGCAGAATTGTTGATAATGCGCTTATTGCATACATTCCAAACAAGTCTATCCAACACGATTAACTGTAATGTTAGCATTAGCAACGCTGATAGCCTGTTCAGATGTATTCTTAACAGAAATTGCTTGACAGCAACCGCAAGGAAGCCATACATCTGTAGCCATAGACACATTGTTAAATGCTTCAACTGCTGTCGGTGTAGAGATTGCCAGTGTAGATAAATCTGGCTCGCCCTCGACAGCAATAGCTAATGAAATTGCTTCTGCTGTTCCACCTGTAGGAACTGCAATATTTCCATTAAATTCCACTCTGTACTTTGCCCTGCAAGTGTTCGTTGCCCCCTTTACATTGATTAAACCACTTCCAGTTCTATGCGTGATATATCCTTTATTGCAAATTGATGTTGGTGTATCTGTAAATAATACATTTCCGTTTACTGCAACTGTCTGTGTTGCAACGCTTGAAAATTCAGCCATTTTATTTCCTCTCTTTCATAAAAATAAGGGCAAACCATACAAGTCTGCCCCATGCTCCCGACATCAATGTCGGTACCAACGTAATACTGCTTAGCAGACATAATCTTTCGAGTTTTCTTTCGAGTGAAACTCGATACTTAACTCGATTAAACCGATTTAAACCAAGAATTAAACCGAGCAAATTTGATTAAGATACTTGATTATTTAATTGTTTAGCAGCCGCATCCTGTATTGCAACCACATCCATAAGCATAAGCATTAGGATTAGGCACAACATAGGCTGGAATAGCTGTAGGATTTACAGCATTTATAATCTGATTTGTCTGTGCTGCCATTGTTGTAGTCAGAAGTGCGTTCTGTCTATCCTGTGATGCAGCTCTGCGTAAATCATTGTTCTCTGCTGTAAGTGTTGCTATCTTGTCATTTGTCAGGAAGTCAAGGATAGCTCTCGTCCCTGCCTGCTGACTGTCGATAATATCTCTTGTGTTGTTACACATTGTATTCTGCAATGCGTTTGTCTGAGTAGCCATGTTGTAGTTTACACCCTGGATTGCTTCTCTCGTCTCACAGCAGCAGTTAGCAATCTGTGACTGTAAAGCATTGGTATTTTGCATATTAGCGACTGTATCAGCGTTAATAGCCTGCTGGATGCCATAGCCGGTCTGCATGATATTTGTATTAATACCGTTGAAACCAGTAAGCATACTGTTATTCATGGCATAAAAGCCGTCACAAAGTCCGTTGGAAATGCCATCTAACTTGCTGATAACTGCGGAATTGTCAAATCCTCTCTGAATATCAGCCTGTGTAGCTGCTGTCGCAACATAGCCACCGCCATTGTTGCCACCGAAACCGCCAAATCCGCCATTACCCCATCCAAAGAGCAAGGCAAATACAACGATTATCCAAAGCCATCCGCCGTCAGCCCATCCGCCGTTATTGCCGTTGCCGTCAATGTTTGCGACTAATGGTACGCTGGCACAATTTGAGTTAAACATAATTTTTACCTCCGTTATTAAAATTTTATATACTTAATCTTGCAAGAATTAGTATCAAAGTTAATTAAAATGTGTTATAATATATTTGTACGGATAGGGTAGCTCCCGATAAGCTGTTTGTCCTAACAGTTTCCGTACATTAGCTGGTATAGGACATCTCGCACTGAAAGGACAGGTGTTATTTTTATGCAAGAAATTTGGAAAGATATTTCGGGCTATGAGGGCTATTATCAAGTCAGCAACTTGGGAAATGTAAAATCCATGGAAAGAATAGTTGAAAGGAAAAATAATGAAACAGGTAATCTGCCATTAAAATCAAGAATACTCTCCCTAAATACATATCCAAAAGGATATAAAAAAGTTACCTTAAGGAAAAATAATACAAGTAAGTCATTTTTTGTTCATAGATTAGTTGCTGAAGCATTTATCCCAAACCCAAACAATTATCCATATGTAAACCACAAAGACGAAAATCCAAGCAATAACCATTCTGATAATTTGGAATGGTGTACCAACGAGTACAATATGAGTTATGGTACACTAGGATATCGAATATCTTTGGCTAAATCAAAGCAAGTATTTCAATTTGACCTTGACGGAAATTTTTTAAATACTTTCTATGGAGTAAATGTAGCCAGCAGAATAACCAATATTTCTTCAACTTCCATCGTAAATTGTTGCAATGGAGCTTCAAGAAGTGCTGGCGGTTTTCTTTGGTCTTTTTCTCGAAAAGTTAAATTGCCCGAATATAAGCAGGCAAAAATTATTAAAAAATACGACAAAAATCATATTTTAATAAAAACTTACCACTCTATGAGAGAAGCTGAAAAAGAAGAGAAAATATGTGCCCAAACATTTAATAAATACGCAAATAAGGATATAATGTATAAAGGCTTTTATTGGGAACTTATATAGTTCCCTTTAAAGTCTTATATTTTGTTTTATTTGCGATACAAAATCATCTGCTTGTATACCTTTTTCTTTGCATAAATTTCTTGCTAATTCTTCTACGCCTTTCATATTTCCGCTTTGTACCATTCCTAAAGCATTCTTCATGATAGGATTGCTCATAATCTGATTATTTCCCATCATCTGCTGTATGAACTGTTGTGGATTGCCGCCACGCATCATTTGAAGTAACTGCATTGGGTTCATCATGCCTCGTCGCTCTCCTTTTTACTTTGTGATTGTGAAGTTTTTCTTTGTGTTCCTAAAGCTACCTTGTTTTCTAACTGCTCAATCTTTGCTGATAAGTCATCAAAGCGTTGCATAATGCCTGCTGTGGCTTGTTCTGATAGGTCAATTTTGAGTTTTTCCGTATCAAGTGAATTGTTTACCGCTTGCATAGATTTATTGTCTATTTGAGGCTTATACACAATCGTCTTAATTGTTCCGTCAGCATTCCAACCCTTGACGTATATTTCCGACAAGTCCTGCTTTGGGAAAAATGCCATACTGCCATCCATAGGGACCTCGTTGGCGTTGATGTTTTCGACCACTTGCACAGTGCGCCCATTAAGCCCTATTGCCTGCTGAGGTATCGTCTGCTGATTCTGCATTGTTTGAAATTGCTCCTGAGGCTGAAACCTCTGCTGCTGTATCTGTTGATATGGTGCATAATTGCCGTACTGCTGTGGATAAAACCCCTGTGGGTTATACACGTTGTTCATATATTGAGGACTGTTTAACTGCATCTTCTTCTACCTCCTCCATTGCTTCATCAATCGCACTAATGACAAGGGATACCGTCATCAGATCAAGCTTTTGTATTTCTTTCTTTGCAAAAAGCTTTTCTTTCACTTTGTCCGACAACATCTGTTATCCCTCCTTTTGTTTATATTTTGGCATAAAAAAAGCCACCTAAAGTGACAACTTGGCGACATAAAAGCGACAAATATTTTATTTCCCTTTTTGAAAAACGCGATAAATACGGCATTAGCACTAGCATGCTGCCATAGGCACAGCATACAGTAAGTGCTAAAAACTTTTTAACTGTATTTCAATATTTCCGTTGACAATGATTATCTTGTCAATTATAGTTTTTAGTATCATATTTTTTTGTTTCTTGTCGATGTTACCCCAAACATCGGCAAGTTTTTTTATTTCATCATATATAATAGTATTCTTTTGCTTGATGGAAAAGTTCTTCCGTTCTTCCGCTATGTTCTCTTTAATCGCAGATATATTTCCTTCAAGCTCTTTAATCATGCTCAGTACTGTGTCGTTCCCATCAGCATACAAGCCGTAAAGCCTTTTCAATTTTGTCTGTTCCTTGTCAAGTTGTGACTGCATAATATCAAGCTTTGTTTCCTTTTCCTTGGGCTTGTACGATGATAAGTCAAGCGATATTTTGAGCATTTCTCTCTCAACTTGCTCCTCTATATCGTCCGCCCATTCAAGCGAATTATTGCAGTCCGGGTTGTGGTTTGGCAGATAAGACATAGCCTTATTCCTTGACATGCAATATATTTTGTGCTTCCCATGTGTCCACTTTTGGTATCGCATAGCACATCCGCACACCCCGCAATAACACAGCCCCGTCAATAAGTTTGGTTCAGTTATACAACTTGCCTTATTAAGACTTCGGGATTTTCTCAACTGTTGAGCAAGCTCAAACCGCTCCTTGTCGAATATAGGCTCATGCAAACCTTGATATATCTTGCCCTTGTATGGTATCATGCCGATGTTGACAGTACTTGTAAGTATACGATTGACAACACGCTCTCCTTTATACCCGCATATTTCGCATATCATCGCATCCGAATACCCACTTATATACAATTCAAGTGCCTTATTTGCCTGTTCTTTGCGTTCTGCAATAGGGATTAAGATTCCACTATCCTTGTCATAGCTGTAGCAATAAGGCAGATTGCCACCGCCCATCCAGTAACCTTGCTTGACACGTTCAAGCATACCGCCACGCATACGCAACATCATTGTATTTTTATCAAGCTGCGCAAAAACAGCCATCATCTGAGTATACGCCTGTTCCATTGGGCTGTCATAGCTTACACTGTCATGGACACACTTGAACTGTACGCCGTTTGGCTGGAATATCTTCTCAATCATATATAGACCGTCAATCATATTCCTTGATAATCTGTCAAGCTTAAAAGCCACCACGCAAGATATCCTCTTATGCTTACAGTCAGTGACAAGCCTTTGAAGCTCCGGGCGGTTCATATTTGCCCCGGTGTAGCCATCGTCAACATACCAATCTGTCACAATCAGCTTGTTCTTGGAGCAGTAGTCGAGAATATCTCTTTTTTGACTTTCAAGACCATTGCCCTCTTCTACCTGCTTTTCTGTTGATACTCTCATATACGCAACACATTCCATCGTTTAACCTCCTCTTATTAAAAAGAATGTGCCGTACTTATCGCGTTACGGCACATTTTACTCTTATGCTTACTGATTGTCAATTATCGACGCAATCAGTTCTTTGGTTTTGTCTGGCAATTTGATTTCGCCTGCCTTGATTTCCTTGCCATTCTGTGTCACAATCACCATGATTTCCCCTCCAATCTGTTGATTTTTGACATTATCTTGTTTATTCTTCTATTGACAGTCCGATTGCATACAGATATTTGCTGAGCAATCTCTGTAATAGTTTTTCCTTTGGCTAGAAGTTCAAACACTTCTATCTCTTCCTCCGTGAAATTGGCGTTGCTGCTAATACGTTCAAGCTCTGGCTTAGTCAGCTTCGACAGCTTCATAAGCCGTTATCCTCCTTGTAAAATTCAGTCTAAGTGCTTCTTCCAATCATCCAAGATGATAGTAATATCCTCTTCATAATAAAAATATCGGGTTGCTTTTCCTGCGCCATTCTTGATTTTGAGGGCTTTATTCTTGACTGCTCTGTATGCGCTTCTATAATTTTTTGGCGTGTACATTTTATTATCCTTAAGATATTTTTCAACCCTATCTCCCATTGCCATTCCGCTTATATATTCCATGTTTTGCCTCCAAAAAGTCAAAATAATTACATTTTATCACATTCTAGTGTGTCCACACTTACGCCGAAATATAAAGCAATCTTATTCAACGTCCGTTGCCGTGGGTACGCTTTTCGTGTTAAATAATTGCTTATCTGCGCCTGTGTCACGCCTAATTCACTAGCAAGCTTAAACTGCGACACCTTTTGCCTTGCCATGAGCACCCGGAGATTGTCAGCGAACCTCGTCATATTTCACTCCGTTTCCAGCCACATTCAGCCCATCTCTGTAGCCTTCTTCGTATGCTTCAATAATTGCATTATTTTTGCTTGCTCCTACTATCAGAAATGTTGCTATGGCCGATAATATCGTTCCAGCCAAAAAAACTATTGTCGTTGCCATCAATAGTTATACCCCCTCCATTTGATTTTGCACTCCTCGCATAAGCAGGAACTTTCTGTGCGCGGTACTTTCCCGCACATGGTACATAACCCTTGTGCTTTGAGCCGCTTTCGCCGTGCCATAACCTCATCTGATTTCTTTCGTCCGCACAATTCGCAAGTCACCCTACCAGGGCGCGCTTTCCTTGTCTTGCATATTGTACATAATCCTGCCTTTAATGCCATTTTCCTTGCGTATTTAGTCATTTCGCTTTCAGCTTTCAAGCAATTCTCGCACCTTGAAAGCTTGTAATTGTCTGGCAGTTTAGTTCCACAGTATGTACATTCGTGGTTCGCCTTACGTTTATAATATATTTCATTAGCCGCCATTTTTAACTCCTTTCTGGATTAGTTGCCTTTCAAGTTCCTCAAACTGTTCACCACTGTACTGTCTCTGTGAACAGCAGTTAAACGTGTTCTTCGTCTTGGGTGTTACATGCTGAGTTGTACTCATGCTCACCATCTTTGCCGGGTCATCCGTGTAGGCTCCGTTAGGTTTAACACCTATCTGTGACTTCTCCTCTGTGTACAGCGTAGGCTTATATCTGTCCTTAGGAATGGTGTTATGTAGCCGCCAATGCTTAATTACAATGACGTTAGAATCGGGGAATGTCAGAACATACCGCCTGTCAATCAACACCTGCAAATCCTCACTTGACGCTTGACATTCCCTTGCAATCCTCTTAGGCGCATCCACGAAGCCGTCATCGTCCGCTCTCATGCACAAGTGGAAGAATAAACCCTGCGCTGATATTGGCATATCAAGGAACGCATCCGAATCTATTAACTTTTTACTGAACATTCGCTTGTCTGCCATCGCTTAATCTCCTTTTATCGTTGATTTATGTTTAAATTCCTAAACATAGCGCACATAACATCTACAACAATACTGTTTCCGAATTGCTTATACAATTGTGTGTTGCTGTTGACTGCTGCCATTTTGTTAATATCTTCATCAGATACACCCATCAGCCGTCCACACTCTCTCGGTGTTAGCTTTCTGATACGATATTGTGTGGCAATATGGCTATTCGCATATCCGTGTGTGCCAGCTACAAGATTAGCCGATATGCCGTTATCGGAAACAACTGTACCACATTGGGAACCATTGCTTGATATTTGACCGACTTTTTGAATATCGCTCTGCTTAATCATCACTCGGTTGTTGTGCTTCAGACTACTTCCGTCTGTTGTTAGAGTTCCAAAAGTTTCTTTGCGCACATTCATATTCTGTTCATCAACTGCAAGAACATTTTCAAGCAACAAATTGTCTTTTTGCACACTTGTTAAACAATTACTCATGCCTTGTGCATTTACCTCTAATCTTTGCTCTGTCGGACTTCCTACGGTCCTATCTGACGGATTATCGGGATTTCTACCACGCATAGCAACTATCTGACTTGCAGTACATATCTTTATCTGTTGCGTGCCGCCACCCTCAACTGTTGTAATATTAGGGCAAAGTGCGTTTTCGTCATATACTGTGTTCGATTGGTGCTTGCCTGTGTCATTATCCATAAAGCCTAACTGCTTTGCTTCAAGAATTTTCGGCTCTTGATTACCACCTTGCATTGTACTCAATGTTGGACTACACCCCCCTACATCATAAATTCTGTTGGTGCTCTCAAATTTTGCTTCAAGAGAACCTATTACATTTACATCTGCCATTACTTCAATCACTCCATTCATTGTATCAAAGCCTGTTCCAAAGCCTTTATAATCTCTAGCACACAATGTTTTGGCTACATCATTACCAATTTTATCTGCATGATTATAATTAACCATTGCATTCATTCTCAACAACGAGGTTCCCAGCTTTTCTGCGTTTTGAAATTCCGTTATCGTACCTTGCTGGTATGCAGTTTGCAACTTCTCTTTTTTGCGGTTCGTTGATTGTTCCGTCAACGCACGTCTGCTCTGCTCTGCTCTGCTCTGCTCTGCTCTGATGGATTGTAGTTGGCAATGTTCCGTTGTCAACAAGCTTTTTTATCAACTTTTCAGCCTTTTCATTGTTGATGTAATATTTTTCTTCTACATTGTCCTGAAGATAGTCTTTCAATTTCTTTTTGAGCGGTATAGGCTGTGGAAAATCATATGAGTAATTGCCAAGGAATGAAAACATAAAACACCTGTTTCTGTTCTGAGCAACTCCATAATTTTTAGCATTCAAATCTTGCCAATAATTTGTGTACCCTAAGTTCTCCAAGAACCCCAACCACTTCTCAAAATCATTGATATTTTTCTTGCCGTGTACTTGTGGTACATTTTCCATGAACAATATCTGTGGCAACTCTCCGTTACTATCTCTGATTTCTGTCAGTATTCTTTCTACTTCCCATAACAGACCACTTCTTGTACCACTGCCCTTAGACATCCCGGCTTGTTTTCCGGCAACCGATAAATCCGTACAAGGGAATGAGTAAGTAAGTAAGTAAGTGAATGCATTTGTGTCGCAGATATTCAAATCTTCTGCATGAACCTTAGTTATATCCATTGTAGGAAAATCTGTGCCATGCACTGCGTTATAGCTTGCTATGGCATACTTATCAGACTCCACAACTCTGTAATGCTCAAATTTAGCACCTATTCTCTTTAGTGCCATTGCCTGACTTCCGTAGCCGGCAAATAATTCTATCAATCGGATAGACTTTGTTATGCTAATTGGTTCTCTTGTGAAGTCGAATATGCTCATTTGATTATTCAAGTTCATACTGTATCTCCCATAAAATCACTTAATCTCATTTGTGCCATTTCAGTATCTAACCTCTGCTTTGATACCTTGTAATAGTATTTGTCAAGCTCAAATCCAACAAATTTATGATTTGTGTTATAGCAAGCTATCAGACTGCTCGCACTGCCTACATGAGTATCAAGTATAATGTCATTCGGCTTTGCATATCTGTTTAATAGCCACTCATATAGTGCTATTGGTTTTTGGGTTGGATGAATTCTTGAATCATCCGCTCCAATGTTTCCAAAATAAGGATAATCAAAAACCTTCGATGGTCTATCAAATGAAGTCCATGCAAACTCGCAATCTGAATAATTTTTTACAGGTTGATGTTTATACCAACATACAAAATCCCTACATGGAGGCATATTAAAATAATTTGCACCCCAAATAATCTGATTTTTGCTAACCCTAAACAATTCATCAAAATACTTTTCAGTTGGAACACTATTGTTAGCCTTTGCAGTATCTCCATATTTTTCTAACCTTCCTTTTGGATTTTTTAACCTTTTTATACCATACGGCGGGTCAACAATAGCCAAATCAAAATATTTGTCTGGAAATTCTTTCATTCCTTGCATACAATCCATGTTGTAATATCCAAAATCTAACACTTTCTCTTACCAAAAGGAAACCTCGGTTTTATGTGCGCACAACCTATTCCTTTCTTTGATTTCTAGTTAATTGAATTTTTTATACGCTTTTTAGCTGCTTCAAATACCTTATCGTGAATGTAGGTCTTAATATCATTATAGCAATCACTACATATTTCATTTATCACTGTCTTTTTATCAACATTTGAATAGCCTCTTTTTGCGTAATCATCAGTGTAAATATCAAAGCCATTTATTTCATAACAATCGCTACAAAATTTGCCACAAACATCACATCTGTATGCTTTACTCACTCTGAATCACCTTTTCCATTCCTATATTCTTCTATTGCCTTGCCAACTCTATCTTTACCCCAATCCCCACTACTGTACCATTCAACAGCTTTAAAAATAGGACTTAACATTTCAAAGAGCGTTTCCACTCTTATTTTAGCTGATTTGATATATTCAACTAACCGCCTTGTATCTTTTGCCACATCTTCATATCCGTTTTGATTGAGATAATCAGCCATTTTTTCCAATAATTCAATGTCCCTGTACTGCATGAGGTCGCCAATCTCTTCTGCATACAAATAGCTCCAACTTCCACCGCTCATTCGTTCTCGCCCACTTTCTTAAAAGGAACTCCTCTTAAATGTCCATCAAGGTCTAATTCTATTCCGTCAATGTTTCCATTCAACTTGTTTTGGCAGTGACACAATAGTGCTTCAAGGTCGCAAATTCTGCCGGCTCTGTATTCATCACGAATAAAATCCAAAACTCTATTTACACTTTCTGTCCTGTATTCAAGCATATATTCCCTGTAACTTTCAAAATGGCTATCGGCAAGCTTACTGCATCTCTCTCCCTCTGCGTATTTTTCTTTCGCCTTGTTTAAAAGTTCTTCTGCTTTTGTCATTCACTTTCACCCGCTTTCAAGCAATCGCTCATAAGCATATCTGCTTTAATAAGCTCATAAATAATATCAAGGCACGTCCTGTAGTCTCTGTATCTGCAATTTGCGTCTTTATGTATTCTTGGGTCATTATCTTTCCAATCATTAACACCAAAATACACATCGCTAACAAAAAGCATTTTCACACCTCTTGCAACGCAAAGATAATAACAACCTTGCTTGCCATACTCACCTTTGCACTTCTTGAAACCAAATTTCTCAAACTCTTTGGCTTTAGCTTTTGGAATCAGCATTGTTTTCACCCACTTCCTTATCATCAACAATCTTGATTTTCCTACCACAAGCATTGCAGTAAATGTCATAGCCTATTGAGTAATTAAGTCTCATTTTCCCGCACTCTGTAGCATAAACTGGAAATCCATAAGGTGTATGGGCAACATACCATCTGCACTGCTCATCTTCCTTATTATTATTCACTCTGCATCACCCGCTTTCAATAAATCCATAAATTTCTCATACTGTTTCTGCGACACCTTGTTATGCTTCTTATCGTCCTTGATTTCGATTTTAAGGTGCTTTTCAGCGATAGACAATAATTCCCTTGCCAAAACTTTTTTACCCTGCTGTACGCCGTCACGATAGCCCTTAGCTGGGCGGTAATCATCTATCTGTGCCTTGCCCTCACCTTGCGAACCGCTAGTCTTGTTACGGAGCTGATAGCCGTTGTCAGCATAAACCTTAATATAGTGCTGTTCCCACTTGTCAAGCTCATTCTGTGGGTAATGCAAGAATCCTATCTTCCACCCATAAGGATTCTCACTAAAATCATATAAACCATGTTTCTTCATGCTGAGGTCTATATGTTGGAACCCAACAAGATGTTGTGCCAGTCTGGTCAAGATATGTACTGCCTGCCCGATGTAAGCGTACTTGAAGCAGTTCTCGTCAACTCTCGTCAAGAAATAGATACCGCTCTTCTCGTCAAGCTTGGGATTGACCTTTAACAGTCTTTTCTTGTTCTCCTGTTCAATTGCTTTGGCTCTTGCTATATTCTGATTATTCAAGTTCTTCTCCTTCTGCATACTTGTCCCAAGCCTTGCTAAGTACCTCAGCACCCTCGTCATCATCCGTAACAATAATTGTGTACTCACCAGCCTTAGCCGAGATAAACCCTGCATTGCTCTCCTTAAGCATTTTAATTAATGTTTTGACCAAATTATCCATTCTCTTTCTCCTCCATTTAATTCACTTCCAACCAATTTCTCTTGAAATCGTCCGTTGTTATTGTGATAGTCATATTCTTGTATCTAAGTTCAACTTTATCGCCATTATAGACATAATCCCATTTCTGCTGCGGATAGCAATGAATATAGCGCGGATATAGTGTGCCGAACTTATACATAACTCCGCTTCTAGGTCTGGCTCTCATTTGTCACACCTGCCTTTACAATATCTATTGCTACATCCTTAACAATAAGATTGTGATTCATTACTGTTCCGTCGCCAACATCTATGTTTGCATTAAATGTCCATTCGTTAATTTCTTTTACAACCTTGTCCACATCGTAGGCGGTCGGCTGTTCGTCAATAATTCCAATTAATACCGTCTGCAAAGCACAAGGACATTCTTCATCAGTTAATATAGTTCGCAATTTATCTGCATCAATCAGTCTCATTGTTTGCCCTCCTGTTCCAGTGTCGAATAGCTTCTTCGTCAGTGAAAAACGCTTTCCCCATAGTAATATCGCACTCTTCGTTAGTGCAACCGACAGTCACCGTTCCGTATTCAGCACTAAAGATTATAATTTCTGCCTTCCCACCACAAAATGGACACGGCTTTAATTCTTCATTCATTCTTCATCACTCCAATCTAATAATCTTTCATACTTTATTCTCCAAAATCCAACTTCTGACCGCAATCATCGCAATATTTCACAGGTATTTCGCCCTTTTCTAATATTGATTTTATGTGTGGCTCAGGTCCTATGAATTTTCCGCAAGAGCAATAGTAGTCCTTATACTCCCATCCCATTCCACTTCTTAACTTTCTCACAGGTTTCGTTGGCATCTGTTTTTCAAGTGCGTTTATCGCAACTTCCGTGTAGTCCTCAGTCTCACCAACGGAAGCCATTGACCTGCTAACTCTTTCAAGCTGTTCAATGCTTGTCTGTATTAAGCTTACCTCGTTCATTCGCTATCACTCCAATCAAATTTTTGACCACAATTCATGCAATGAAAGTAGAAAGTCTTATTATCAGCCGGTATTCTGTCTGTCAAAATTTCTCCACATGTCGGACAGCACAAGTACTTCTCTTCCGAATCTTCATAATACTGTTTCATGATAGGTTTCTCCGATATCTGCTTTTCTCTCGCCGCCCGGCATTCTTCCAAAGTCCCAATCTTGCGATATTGGCGCCAATCACTTAATGCTTCAAAATAATTGCTTTTCATATCCTGTAATTCTTCCGGTGTGCCGATTGTGCGGTACTGTTGTACTTCTTCAAGTGCCTGTATTGCCATCTTTGCCGCTTCTTCTAATACGTCCATTTCAAACGGTAAGTCAACGTATTGTTGTAATTCCTTAATTGCTTCACTCTCTGTCACGAAACCACCTTCTTGCTCTTGTTAATTCTTGTAGTCTTACGCTTCTTCTTGCTCCCTACATATCTGCTGCCGCCTGTCGGCTTGCCGTAAATAAATGCGCTCATGTTACCGTTCTTAGACTTCATTTTCCTTACCTCCCAGTGCCTTAATCGCCATATCAATAGCCTCGATTCTTTTTTTGTTTAGCGCTGTAAGTTCTCCTTTCTTTGCTTCGCTCAATCCTAAGTAATCGCTGTTGTATACTGCTATCGTATTGATTAGCAGCTTTTGTTCATTGCGAAGAATTTCAATTGCTTCTTGAATGCCCAAATTATTCCCTCCCGGTTCAATCGTCAAAATTATATTCCTTTAGCCATTTGCCTTTCTCGTATGCCGTACATTCATCACCTCCCGGGCATGGTCTTCTGCGCCCGGTTATCAATATGTACTGGCAGAATCTATCACCGCCCTCACAACTTATGCGGCAACTGTATTTACAACTGCTACATTTCTTTTGTTTTGCCATATCGCCATCTCCTTAGTTAAACGGTAAACCTTCATCTTCTACACCCATAGGAAGATTCATAAAACCATCATTTGCCATTGCCGGAGCGGGCATATTTGAAGCTGGCTGGCTTGGACTGCTGCCGTTAGCATTCTTGCTTTCAGCAAATTCGCATTCCTCAACGACAACATCCGTGGTATATACCTTATTGCCGTCCTTGTTGGTATAGCTTCCGGTCTGTATACGTCCGACAACTGCTATCTTAGTTCCCTGATGTAGATAGCGCTCAATAAACTCAGCAGTCTTACCAAATGCCGTACAGTTTATGAAATCCGCTGTCTGCTGTTCACCCTCCTTCTTATATTTTCTGTCAACCGCAAGTGTGAATTTTGCGGTTGTAATATTCGTTGCTACGCTTACTCTTATCTCCGGGTCACGGGTCAATCTGCCCATTAGAATAACCTTATTCATCTGCTTTTCCTCACTTTCTTCTACTTCTGCGTTGTCTACCGGAAGTGCTAAAAATTCGTCAAATTCACATTCCTTTCTATCGCAACTCCAAACCGAGCACCACCTATTTTCTTTCTCACACCAAAACATCACTAAGCCTCTTTGCCTTGAACAAATATCTATCGCTCATCTATTTTCCCCTTTCTTCTTTTGGCTTCTCGCACCGCTCAAATTCGATTACCTGCACCCACGGATTAGCATCCCATCCGTAGCGGTCAATGTCGGATTTCTTGATGGTGGAGTTCCAAAGTTTATGAAATCCATCGACCATATTAGGTTCTCCGCCACTATCCGGGTCCGATAATGTTGGATGCCATCCATTGTTTTCGTAGCACGCTTCATCCCATGGGTTTGTGCCCTCCATGCATGCTTGTTCTTCCGTAATCTCCTGCAACCGCTCCACCCTCACATCCGTAACCTTAAGCCAGATACGTGCAGCTTCTTTCGGCATGTGAATGGATGGTTTCCACTTTGTAACATCGGCAATGTCATTTCTTTGCCAATCTTCGTAGTAATAGTATCCGTTCGGCGCCTTTTTCCATGTTTCCCGGACATACAGGATATCGCCCAGCTTGCAAGGCAACTTAAAAAATTTCTCTCCATACCCATCTGCAAATGTACCTCTACACGATATGTACCCTTTAGGTGTAAAAGCGGTATATCCCCATACTGCATTGTTAGGAATAAAGCCTTTTACAATTCTTCTCGTGCAGCTCTTTCTCCCGCCCAGAATTGCCCGAACCATCTCTGTATTAAACAATATTGGTTTCATACTCATTCGTCGTTCCTCCTTAATAACTCTGGATTGTCAAAGATGTTGCCAATAACTTCTTTTTCTTCATCCCACCATTCATAATCAGTGCTTTCACTATTTTCGACCATATTCTCTCCTATTCTGTTTCTGATTGAAGCTCTTTAATCCACTCATCATAATCCCATGAACTTCCACATATAACATCACTTGTTACAGTTGCTAGAAATTCCGCTAATTCTTCATCCGACATATTCCTTATCCTGTCGGCATTGGTCTGTCTGCTATCGCATCTGCAACAAGACTCATTATCTCTTGAATTGCTGTTGTGCTGGCAGTTGCAAGAAATCTTTTCTTCACTATCATCAAATGCCTTTAAAAACATTTCAGCAATTTCTTTCTCGTATCTACCACACATGACACCTCTGCAATCCACATCTGTGATAACCCTTGAAAAGAAATCTTTGAATTTGTCAGCAATATAATCTCCTGTGAAATCTTTAGGTATGTCAATTACTACTTTCATTTTCTCCACCTCCAAACTCTTTAACTCTTGGTTCATATGGTTTAGGCAACTTCATCCACGCTATTACCTTGTCGTCAATGGTAAAATATGAATAGTCATCAGGTGAATAATCACACACTTCATACCAGCCTCGCGGAATCCAATATGAATCATCCTCTTCTGAATATTCCCAATCGTTAGGAATACCATCGTCCATATTCCAAGCCATATCATCAATAGTACAGTGATGATATGGGAAGTACACCGCATTAATCACTCTTCTGTAAAGTTTTCCACCATATCCTATACGCTCTACTGTTACCAAAACTTCATCTGAACAATTTTTAATCTTACACTTGGGTATTGTATTTTTATTCCATTGAGCCATTTTCTCCACCTCTCAATTTCAGTTTTGCTTCTGCTTCAGATTTTGTGAGAAAGACTGTTTTACCAATCATTGACAATAAGATAGTAAAATTTTTCTCACACTCTATGTAATTGCTTTCTGGTCCGGTCTCATCGTCAATCCATTCATGTAACCATTTTGTCTTAACAGCAATCTTCATCCAGTTTCTTTTTGCAAAGCGGAATGAAATAACTCGTGCTGGAAAATATAATGGAATCTTATTATCAATGTCCTCATAGCACTCCATATCCTCTATTGGGAGTATTGTGTTATCTACATAAACAGTATCTCCTACTTTGCAAGGCAACTTGATAAGTCTGTCCTGTTCTTCTAACTGCTGATACTCTTTGGATTTTTCAAGCCACTCAGCTAACTGCTCATGGTCTTTTGCGACTTTAATGCAAGCTTTATACATAGGATTATCACTCTCAAAAAAGCTCGCACGATATTTATATTCTTCTGCTTTTTCTTTTGTATGTTCTATAAATTCATCAATGTTCATTACTGCTCCTTTCTGCCTTAATATTCAAAATTTTTGTTTGAAATAAATTTTACAATCTCTCCATTTTCAATAACTACAAATTCGGCATAGAAATTGTCTACATTATCTTTCACGGAACACTCTACATATTCGTCACGTTTATCGTCATATTTCTCGAACCATCTTTCCACTCCATCATCACAACTCGTATTTTTGAATACAAAGAATGGATATTTGCTTTCGTCAAGTTCTAAAATGCTGTCCGCAATCTCGTTAAATCTTTCAACAATATGTTTTCTTTCAAGAGCTGACAATCCATCCTCGTCCGATTTATCGTAATCTGTATTCTGTTTAACAAATTTTCTGATGTTGTCAGAAATAAGTTGCTTGTCTTTTGCGAAGAATATCTGCTGATTCGCAAGCTCCCAGCAAATTCTGTCTGCCGTATTCTTGCAGACATTTACCTCGTGATTCGTTCGCTTATGCACTTCTCCTGTTATATCCAAGATAATGCTTTTCTTGAAGCCAAAGGGTGTTGTGATAAACTCAGGAATGTATTTATCTGGAAGAATCCTCATAACTACAGGTGAGAAAAGCCATGAATTTTTAAAATCACAAATAACCTCTCCTGTGTAATCTTTCTTAATTCCAATCAAACTGCTATAGCTCATATAATAATCTCCTTTCTAAAACGGGCACTCATTAGGATTTTTTAATCTTTCAAAACCGACATATCATACCCACTTTCGATAAACTTCAATGTTTTGGAATGGTTGCACCTATTTCCAAGATATGTATAAATCTGCTCCATATCTTTCTCGGTAAAATCGGTTCCCAAAAACTGATTTACACCGCCAAGTATAAATCTGTGAAATTCATCATTGCTCCGTTTAGTGCTGTAAGGCTCTGTTTTGTGTGCAGGTCTTGATAGCCATTCCAACATTTTGCACTTTACATCTGTTTCATTTTCACAATCTTTTAATCCAAAATATGTGTTGCTTTTAATATGTGCTATAAACTCTGCGTTATGATTTATAATGCTATTAGGAAAGCAATTCATTAACTTTGTAACTATATCCCAACTAATCAAAATGGACATTCATCTCCTTTCCTTACAACCCATTCTTTATTAGGCTCTGCAACATCCACATTCGCCCCACAAGCAACTTTTTTCATTTTCTCGATAAAACTATCTCTATCAGCATTTTCACTTGATAGATGGCACATTATGACGTTCTGCAAGCTATCTGAGTGATTTGCCTTAACAAAATCGCAAGCCGTGTCAATGCTTAAGTGACCTCTGAAAACATGATTAGCTTTGCCTGTGTTATCCCTGTCAATTAAATCCTTGTCATAGTTCACACCTAAGAGAATGTGGTTTATGCCTTTGAATCGCCACTTAATTAAATTTGTGTCGGTTATATAAAGCATTCTCCCCATCTCTGGGTGAGTTATCAAAAATCCATAACAAGGACATTCGCTACCATCTGCATTTGTGTGTGTCCATCTGCCGTCTAATGTTGTTAGGTCAAATGGCTGTACTCTAAAATCTCCATTTCCAATCTTCATAGGTTTTTCGCTTATGTATGGTGCAAATACAGGTATTCCCATATTCTCAAAATCTTTTACCGACTTGCTATGGTCTGAATGAACGTGGCTGACTATGCAGCCAACCACGTTTCTTATGTTCCAATTCAAGCCTTTTTTAATCTCTTTGATCGGTATTCCACAATCAAGGATAAGTGTTTCTCCGCTTTCGGAAGTTAATGTGTAGCAGTTTCCTGTACTTCCTGTGGCGATACATTTAAGTTTCATTTCACTCTTCCTTCTTTCAGTTTGTAATACAATTCACACCATTTAATTGCCGTTAAGGTACGTTCTGCGTCATGAAAATACCAACCATTCTTAGCCAATATAGCTGATATCCTTCGGTCAATCGCATATAAATTGTCAATCGACAAGTCCTCTGTATTGCCATTAAGAAATATAACCATTTTGCCTTGTGGCACTTCTCCATAGGCATCTTGATATATTTTCTTCTGAATAGGTAGCCACCAAGGTTCCCTATATCCACTTGCATGTGAATTTCTGCTGTCAACAACCTTTATGTAGGTTGTTCCGTTTCGACCTTTTCGCAATGTACCGATTTGGCATTGCTCTTTAATATTCCCCTTTGCAAACCTTGTAACATTATTCATGCCTGTTAATTTCAACCCTTTCGAGCATTTATCGCTTATCTGTGACACACTTCTGCAATCGCAAAATTTCTCGTTAAAGGCGGCGGTTAATTCAGCATAGCCACTACATTTACAAAAGTTTTTAGCAAGATAATCCTCTTGTTCTTGCGTATAATGAGTGTTTGTTTTTGCAGTGTTCAAGTGAACTCCGCACTTTTTTGTTGCGAATTGTTGTAAAGCATGTATCGATTTATCGCAGTTGAATTGTTTGTTGAAAGCAGCAGTCAATTCCCCATATTCTGTAAATTTTTTTTGATTACAAAAAATCCATTGTCTGTGCTCCTCTGTGTAAAATCTACTCATTATCCGAACTTCCGACAATCTTAGATATTGTATTTCCCTTTAATAGCTTTCCTTCAGCAATCAGCTTGTCTGTTCTAAGAACAACATCAGCATTGTTAATCATCTGCTTCGCAAGTCTAGCAACCGATTCGCTCTTTTGGTATTCTTCTTTTCTTTGCTCCGGCGACATATCTTCGCGATCAATAGCTTCAATATGCTTACCCAATATGTTCTGTAATTCTAATAATGTCATACTTACACCTCGATTTCATCATCCTGTGGGAACTGGAAATAATTCTGTGTCATCTTATCGAAAGTAGTCTCCGACAAACTTCTTATGAATTGAGTGCCTTTTTCAGTATTTATTACTGTTTTGAGGAAGTCGACTTTCTCGCAATGTTCTCTTAACATTCGCATAGCTTTCTCTGTCTTTTCCTCGGTCGAGTACTCCGCAAGTGCCTGTGAATCGGTAACCAGATTACTGTTAAAGAAGTAAATCTTCTTGTTAAGCCTGATAACCGCCACATGCTCGTATGGCACATCTGTTGTTCCGTCCTGACTAATTATTCTCATGCTTACCCTCCATGATTTCCTTTAAAACTGCACCAAAATCGCTATCGGTAGCGGTAGAGCACTTATCAAGGCATCCAATAGCCTTATTCAGTATCATGTCGAAGAGCTGCTTATCACCATGGAGCACTTTTTCATATATCATTTTGGTTAGAACTTCCCAATCGGCTACAATGTCCGCACCCTTACCGTCAATCATTACTATTCCCTTGTTACTAGTAATCATATAGCCTCCTATTCTGCCGTCATAAATGGCGGTAACTCCGTCTGCTCTGTTGACTGCTCCTTGGTTGCTTCTATCGCCGTTGCACTGGAATTATCTTCTATGAACTCAACTGTATTAGAGTTCTCGTCAATCTCAGCCTGTGCAAGCTGATAAACTTCGTCCATTTCAACCTGTGCCTGTCTTGCCATTGGGTCATAATTCTTAGGGTATTTCCTTGTTGCATTGTTGCACATTTTTCTCTGTATCATGCTCTCCGGAGTATCAAGCCAAGCACCGCTTATAAAAGGTCTTGCAAGCTCACATTCAAGCATTTCATCTACTGTCTTGCACACTCTGAGAGCGTTAAGAACTTCATCTTTTTTTGCTTTAATTTCGTCCTTCTGTTTTGCCGTAGCCTTATATCTGTCCTCGCAAACCCCAAAAGTAGCATTCATCATATTCTGCTTAACATGTGCCAACAGATTAACCTTAACGCTGTCTCTGTCCGCGGAAAGATAAGTTACTGTTCCATCCATCAGTTTAACAGGGTACACAACCCTTACCGCCTTATCCGAAACACTGTTCTCCTCCCACTCAGGTTCCGTCACGGTAAGCCCCTTGTGCTTAGGTGGTATGTATTTATCTCCCTCTTTGACTATCCAATATGGATAAACCTGCTTAACGTCCTTGCCGAAGTTAGTTAAAAGCGAATCATATCCGCTACCTTCAATTCCCATTTCAACCTGCTGCTGCCATATATCCTTGTCTGTCTGTGGGTCGGTGCCTATCTTCACATTCCGCAACTGAAAGTAGCATTCTCTCGGATATGCGCTTGCATTAAGTTTAAGGCTTGCGCAACGCTTAACAATGCCTCTCAAATTGCTTGTATCAAGGCTACCCATATTAACCTTAGGATTGCTCTTAACAAGGTTAAAAATGCTTGTCATGGCTTCCATAGCGCATTCCTTGGCGTAATCGTCCATATCCATTCCACAAGACTTGTAATCATCAATGATAAGACCTGTCATAGCATTACTCCACTCGCTCAATGATGTGGTAAATGCTTTTTTTTCCGCAACTGCTGTATTCTCTGTCATAATTTTTTCTACCTTTCTAATTGATTTATTTTAATGTTCTATTACTCCTCTGATTCAAAGATTGAAGAGGAAAAGATACAAACCGGGCGAACACTGACGCTGCCACTGCAACCACCAGCACAGATACAGCCGGACGGAAGAACAACAATAGTAGCTGTCTCGTAATTGTTGTATGACGTACTCCATGGAGTAACAAGCCACCACCAATCATCTGTGTTAGGTATAAGGTTTCTGTACTTGCGGTATTCGTCAAGCGTAAGAAGCGACACCTTATCTTCGCACTCGCCATACTCGGTCTGCCCATCAAGTGAAAGCAAGTTTCGCTTAAATGAGACAATATTTTCTTCCCCTACCTCGTCAGCAATCTTCTCAATTAATTCTGTATTAAGATATTCTCTTAACTGGCTCCGAAGCCAGTCATTAGAGGTACTGTCGAACATCATCTTGTCTGTAAGCCTGTCCGCAAGGCACATATAACCCTCATCTGTAATATCAAGTATCTTCCAGTTAAGCCCTGCAAGCTCAAAGGTCTCTCCGACCTTTGACCCAGTAAAACGCTTTCTTGCCTTAACCTTAACATTACCTTCAAGTGCAGCTATCTTATTGCTTAATTCGGTTATCTGTTCCTGTAACATCTCCATTGTCAATGTAGCCATAATTGTCATTCTCCTCTCGATACAAAGATATTAGATTTTAAGATACAAACTGGGCGAACACCGTTGAAGACGTCACAGCTGTACCTATGGAAATCGCCAGTTGGATAAACAACGGCTATTGTGTACGTCCAACCTCTTTCAGCCGTAGACCAAGGCGTACAAGTCCACCACCTATCGCCTAATTCCTTATTAACAAGTAAATCATTGTACTGCCTTGCTTCATCAAACGTGATAGGTCTTACCTTGCAAGTGCAAGGCTCAAACTCATGCTGCATATCAACCGAAGTTAAATCAACAATATGCTCAATAAGATTGTCTACTCCCAATTCAGCTTCAATAATAGGCTGTATATCGTTATCAATGACTTTCTTAAGGTTAGATTTGTTGTAATCTCTTGTATCCTCATCAAAAACAGCATTCTCCGCCATGAAGTTCTTAGATATTACTTTTGTAGCTCCATTCTTCTGTTCAAGCACAATAAAATCATGCTCTCCTGTCTTGAATACCTCGCCCGGTTTAAGCTCCGATAGCTGTACCTTGTTAGCTTTTTCAGCTTCTTCTAAATGCTTGACAAGCTCTCTTGCCATATCTAATGCCTTGCTCATTCTTACTCCTCACTTTCTTCAAACTTTTTTAATTGCTCCGCTAATTTCTTGCACTCATCCGCAACATATTCTTCGGTGCGGATAGCATTATCAATCGGATATTTACTTTCAACCATTTTTCGTAGTTGATACTCTTTTCTATGGCTCGGAAACTTCTGCATCGCATAATCCAAATCTGACTTATCTCCTGCATGTCCGCAATCAAATCCGAACCACCACAAATCACTCTCGATTGGATAACTTGAATGTTCTCCACCGCCTGCATATGTAATGCCACCGTGACACTGAAAATATGCTTCAATGCGGATTCTTTCATCTTCATCCAGGAAAGCACCAAGCAAAGGAAAAATCCCGCTTACTTCTCTGTCTCCGACATCAGCTTTCTTGATTTCAAGGTAATCACTGTAATCCTTTCCGTATAATGGATGATTCTTTGGAATGCCGACATAACCGCATCTGTGCCCGATACTTCCAAATATGACAGCACATTTGTATCCTGCGTGTTCAAATTCACGCTCTACAACATATCTATCATTCATAGTGCTTATCCCTCCATAATCTCTAAATTCTTATATTTGCTGTCCACAATAAGCATAATTGTCTGTCCGTCAACCATCTGTGCAACCTTGCTCTGATTACTCTCGTCAAGGCTCTCCGCATCATCAAGCCATACCGGGCAAGTAATGTCGTTAATTTTCTGAATAGAGTTGCAAATATCAACTCTGCCTAAAATCCTGTTACCCTTGTTGCTCATAGTTGTTAAAATGCTCTTTCCGTCAACTGTAGGTATGCAACAACTCTTGTAATTACCATTCTTGGCATATTCAAACAACTGCCACTTAACCAACCCAAAATGACTGTTTACGGCTTCTGTTAAGGCTTCGTTCTTTGCTTTATCCAGTTCGTCAAGTAAATCAAGGATTTTCTCGGCATTAGTCTTGCTCTGCTCCATATCTCTCTGCCGGTTGCGTAGCTCTTCCAACCTTTCTTCTTCCATTGCGGTATTACTTGCCACAATCTTGGCTTCGCAATCGGACAACTGCTGCCTAAGCTCACTTTCCTGCGCCTTTAATTCAGCCTTAACCGCCGAAATATCGTTAGCCTTGTGCATAGCCTGTTCCTTTTCAGCAATCTGCTGTTCGAGTGCCTTGTATTCATCTGTAGCTGTCACATCAATTTCCTGTGGCAACTCCGATAACTGTTCTGTAAGGACTTCAATAGCCGTATTCAGCATCCCAAGGCTTTCCTTGTGCTCTAGCAGCTCTGTTTCGAGGTCTGCAAGTGTTTTCTTCTCCTTGCTTAATCTGTCTGCGTAAAGATTTCCGTTATCAGTTATAGCCTTTAGCGTGTCTGCCTTGTGCTTCTTGAAGTCGGCTCTTAACTGCTCTTTTTTATCCTCACTATATTCATTGCCACAGTAAGGGCAGATAAGGCTGTTCTCATCAAACTGGCGGTTATTCTCCTCCGTCCACTTCTTACGTTCCGCATTGAGATATCCGGTTATACTCTCAATAGTCTGCTTCGACAATTCAATGCAGCGTTCTGTCTCGCTGATAGTCTTTTCTGTCTGCCTAACAAGGAACTGCTTATCAGAAATCTTGTCCTCAATCTCTCTTCTAGCCTTAATATTGTCCTCGTTAGCCTTGCGGCTCATATCGCTAAGCTCAAACTTCAAGTTGAGAATATCCGAACTAACCTTGTCATATTCAGTCATCAGCTTGTTATTATCGGTCTGCTTTGCTATGCAGTCCTCAATCTGTTCCTTAAGGCTGTTTTTCTGTAATTCAAGGTCAGATACTTCAATAGCCTGTTTAAGCTGCACATCACGTTCTTTCTCTTCAATCTGCCCGTTCAGCTTTTTGGCATTATCATCAACATCTTTTTTAATCTTGTTTTTCATGGCACGTATTTCTTCGCATGTGTATTTTTCAAGAAGCGGAACTAATTCGGCAAGTTCGCTTTTAGACTTTGCCATATCCAAGTCACTTGTCTTATCAACCAAGCTAAAAAGATACTCTCTCATTTCTTTAGGCTTCTGATTAAGAAATACGTTGATATTGCTACACATCTTAAACGTAGCAATGTTGACATTAAGGTATTCATTAAAGGCCTTTAATGTTTTTGACACTTCGTTGATATAATAAGAGTTAGGGTCATTTACTGTTGTTACCACTACTCCGTCTTTGACCGTTTCTCCGTATATACGCTTCTGAACCTTTCTCAATGTAACTTCCTTGCCATCGACATCAAGTACAAGTGTTACCGCCGTGTCCATATCATCAACCGACTTGCCATCAACAACACGTCTTACCTGTGGGTTATCCCTAAGCTCATAATCGCAGTTAAACAATACCCAGTTGAAAGCCGTTACAATGCTTGACTTTCCCCTGCCATTCTCGGCAAGTATCTTCGTCAAGTGAAAGAAGTTGAACTCTGTGTCCACATAACACATGAAGTTCTCCAGTCTCATTCCTAATAGCTTAATCTCCATTCTTTTGTTCCTCCTCACTCACGGCTCCTGTAATCTTGCCGTCCTCAATAATTATTCCTATCTTTTCCACTTTACATACAATAGCCAGCTCTCTTGCCGCCAATGCGTTTAAGTCTGTAATAACCATCCGTTTTACCTCCTTTTAAATTTGTCTATGATTTTCTTCTTGGCTCCATCCTTGCTCACAAGGTACAAGTAAAAATCCGTCTCTTTCTCAAGCATCCAGTCATTTGCATTAAGCCTGTACGACGATACGATGTCTTTCCGCTTGCGCGTCAATTTCTTTGGCTGTTTCACTCTCTTATCCTCACTCTCCAATCTTCCCAAACTCCAAACCTTAAAGCGTCCTCATGCTGCTTGAAGTAAATATCAATCTTGTTACCCTTGATGGCACCGCCGCAGTCCTCAGCAACAAATGTCCCGATACCCTCAATGTCAACCAGTGAGCCGTAAGGAATAACCGTAGGGTCAACCGCTATGGTAACGCCCTCAACGGCGTATGTACCTGTTGCTGTTATCCTGTCGGTCTTACCGCAACATTTCTCGCAACCACAGTAGGCGGTTATGGTGAATGATTGCCATTCGTCCGATATTTCCTTAGGCAGACCCGACATGGCGCTTGTATAGTCCACAGACTTCTCTATGCTGTTTGGCACTGCTGTTGTTATCTGTATCAGTACCATCAATAAGTATAGAATTGACATTAATCCTCCTTACGCATAAGCCATCGCATACCGCCGGACAACATCCTCAAATATTGCTTTAAGCTGTGGCTTCTCGTAGATAATTGCAATCTTCGTGGTTGCCTCTCTTATCGCCGTCTTAGCTGCAACTGTGGTGATAACTGTGAGCGGTCAATAGCGGTCTGTTTGACTTTCTCCTCAATCACCGTAAAATATTCCCTTGCTTGTTCCGCTTTCTCGCCGTTACCCTTGACGGATAACTTTTTAGCAAAGTGAGCTGTAAGCTTGTAATCGTCCCTCTTTACAATGCCACCTGTCGGCGTCTCGACATCTATGTCGAACCGCCAATAATCCTCATTTTCCGTAGCAAATTCATTTTCAATAATGTTTGCCTTAGCCCACCTTGAAAACTGTCCCTGAGCAAGTCCCAAAAACTCATAAAGCTTTCTTGCCGTTGTCATGCCCTCGCTGTCAATGTCAAGGGCAATCTCAATCGGTGTTCTTGTTTCTACTGTCTTAACTTCAAGCAATTTCCCTTTTCTCCTTTCCGTGTTATAATCTCCTTATCAATTCATAAGGAGGTGAAACTATGTCCGATGATACATCACAGGCATTTAACACATACGATATTGCCGAAAAAGGCATATATGTGTGTATGCAATGCGGCAATGATACCGAAAAAGGAATAATTACCGTAAAGCAAGGTGAGCAAATGCCTGAATGTAAAGAATGTGGTTATACCACTTGGCTTAAAATAAGCTAGGGTTTTTAAACGCATTCTTTTCCTCTGCAAGCGTTTGGTCTGTAACCGCCAAGTTATCATCAACCAAATGCTCTATGAGGAAGGTTCTTCTTATTACCCGCCCTTCTTTGCCAATTTGTGAAATATGCAAATACTTCTTGCCCTCAAACTGATACGGAATAACCAAAATACTCTGCAAGAACTTTACTTTCACAAAATGGCGGTTAAAAAAACGTCTTAATGCTTTCCTCACTGTTTACTCCTTTCTGTCTTTTTCTTCTGATTCTCTAACCATCGCCATTCCCTGTGCAATTCCAAGAAGCTGTATTTTTTTTGCATTATCTAAGTTCGGTAATACATTGCACAACTTCTGTAAACTGTTTTCCTGTTTGCTTCCTAAAGGTACTTTGCGCCTTGCATTTATTTCATTAAGGAGTTCAATATACAAATCGTTTACTTCTATGTTATTAACCAACTGTGCTAATTTCTTCACTGCAACTTCAAATTTCACATTGAAATACTCTCTCCCATTTGCAAGAACATTCCTATTTGAACTAAAAATTTTGTGCATACGGCGTTCGACTTCATATCCGTTTTCTAGTGGTTTTGTGCAATAATACTGTGCAACCTTGTATGGTATTTCTTCTTTCCTAACATCAGGTCTTGATGACACACCTATTTTTACAAAACCACCGCAATCCATTACATAAACTCTCTTCATTTATCCCACCAAAAAAAGTTAAATGTTTTGAACTTCTACGGTAAAAAAATATTCCTGTATGTCATCTTTTGACAACCCAAGCAATTTTACCGCTTTCAGCATTTCCGACTGTTTCCAAGGTCTTTTACCTGCCATCTTTAAGGATAAAGTTCTTTCAGAACAACCAAAAGCCTTTGCAAAGCTTGATTGACTTCCAAACTTCTCAACAATACGCCCTCTAAGCTTATTATAGTTAAATGCCATAATTTTCTCTCCTTTCTTCATTTTCTTAAAGTTCAATGTTTTGAACTATTTGTATCATAGCACATTGCATTGTGTCTGTCAACAAAAAAGTTAAGAATTTTAAACTTTTATGTTTTAAGTATTGAACTTTTGTTCAATGTATGCTATATTCTTTTTAGGAAGGAGGTGAAATTGTAATATGAAAGAAAGCACTTCAGATAGGCTTAAACAGATAATGAGTGAGCGTAATTTAAAGCAAGTTGATATACTTAATCTTTCGTCATCATATTGTACTAAATACAATGTTAAAATGAATAAATCAGATATTAGTCAGTATGTTTCAGGGAAAGTAGAACCCAGCCAAGAAAAGTTGGTTATTTTAGGAATGGCATTAGATGTTTCCGAAGCTTGGCTTATGGGACTTGATGTTTCTAAAGAAAGAAAAAAGAACTCTACGAAAGCAAATGAAGATATTGATTTGCTTTACAAATTATCACTATTAGACCAGCGAGATAAAGAAATCATAATAGATATGATAGATTCTATGCTGTCTAGAAAAGAAAAGAAGTGAGGTTTATCCCCACTTCTCCAAAAAAAGTTTTATGAATGTATGCAGGTACTCCAAGGTGCCTGCATCTTCTATTTTATTTATCATTTTAATGATTTTCTCTTTGTTGTCAATATTTTCATTAGTGTTATTGCCGTTATTACCCTCTCCCATTTGCAACCCTCCAAACTTCCACACGTTTTCCAGTAGCGATGTCCCAATTATAGAACATTTGTTCGTCACTGTCAACCACCAATAATCCCCACTTGCAAGGAACAATGCCAACGCCAATCAACATTGCCCCTTGCTCACCAAAGCTTGAACCTGTCCTTATTGGACAAGTCCATAATAGCACTTTATTGTATTGAAATCTGAACAATCGGTAACTAAAATTTGACAAAAAAATACAAAAAGTATGTGGCTACAGTGTAATGCCGTAGCCATGTAAATAATAATTTATCAGGATTAATTGTATCGGATATTCACGAAGTTCCGGTGTCCAAGGCTTTAACGTCGCAATACACTTGTTATATCAATAGTTATGAACGTATATCTATTAACACTATACACGTTACACTCGCCCTATATTATGATATAGAATGTCCCATCGGAACAGATATTGCTTACTTGCCACAACATATAACCAAAAAAAATTCCATGTATGATTAGACTTAATGATAATTGGATGCCAACTTACTGTCTGGTGAATCAAGGAATAATCACACAAGATTGGTCTGATCATTGTACTGGAATATGTATTGATACATTAATTGTGGATACCCCCTGATTGTCAACATTATCCTACTACATTGCTAATATTCTGCAACAATAACCAAGCCAATATTACCTTTATCCTCACTCCAGTCGAATGCAAAACTTGAATCGCTAAGTATTTTCTTGGGGAGCAATATATCCCCCGTATTAGTTAGCACAAAAGCTATGTATTGTGTAGTATCAATACTGTTAAATTCAGCTACCTCGTTACCATCTGTACGCCTTTTGGTTTGAAAACGCATTTGAGCAAGTCTGGAACGGGCTAAATTATTATTTACTTCATTTACAGCCTCCGCCGTTGCCTTAACACCGCCCTCAATATTATTAAACTTATCTGGCGTAAGCTCCTCGCCGTACCCCCATGTATGCTGATTATATTCTACTGCCATAGCTTATACCTCGCTTTCTTTCTGTTCTGACACTGCCTTATCAACGGCATTTCTTTTAAGTTGCGCCGCTTTTTCCAATTCCGCTGCCTCGCGGACAACTATCTCGTCTGCGTCCTTCTCTGTCTGCGCGGTTAAATCCTTTAGAACCAGAAGCTTAACCTCTGGTTCTATCGGTGACTTCCTAATGTAGGATATTAACGAATTGCGGAACATCCTAATGTCATAATTACTACTCATGCTGCACCTCCTTATTTATTTCAAGCTCCTTGACACGGGCTTTTAATTTTTGAATCTGCCATACGCACAGGGCTATAAGCTCCTGTTTATCAACACCCAGCTTTTCCTCATCCTCATGGTCAAATAATGCCATATCATTGGTAATTCCCGAATTTGCAATAGCTTTTTCGATATCTTGTGCGATAAAACCTAAGTGCCTTTGCGTTTCAATATAACCTGTTCCCTTGTTATAATAAAACGCTGCTGGCGAAAGACTGTTGAAAAGCTCTTCCATGTTCTCTTCATCGTCCAAGTACTTTATGTCATTCTTATAGCGTATATCAGATGTGCTATTAGCCATTAGTGCGACATTATACCATCTAGCACGTTGTGAGTAGTACGCTCCTGAGCCACTCGCATACGCTCCTGTGAAGAACTCTGCTTCGTTGCGAAATCTTAGAAGTCCACCAACATACATACTTTGTTTTCCGCTAGTATCCATAAAATACGCTGGTGTATCTAAGGCATTTTCTTCTCCTGTAGCAGGGTTCTTGCCAACCATCCACCATCCTGCCGAATTAATGATTGTATTCCATCCACCTGAGTCGTTGGTAAACGCAACGGCACTTCCCATAATATTGCATCCGCTGATAGTTAATGCCTTAATCGTTCCTGTAGTAATATTATCAGCATTGATGATGGTCTGTCCGCTTTCTTTCAGAGATGAAATCGTAACCAAGCCTTGTAAGTCAAGCTTGCTGGATGCTATTTTGACTTGCTCGGCACTTGCATTGATTTCTGTTATCAATTCATTTTTTGTTACTTTCGCGTTTAAGCCTTCTGCTGTAGCAGATAGCGTTGTCTGCATCTTTTCAACTATCTGTTGGGTTGCGTATGTCTTGCTTATCTCTGTCTTGATACCCTCTGCGCTATAATTGATACTTGCCTGAGCGTCAACCTTGGTTATATAATCCGAACCGACTTTTGTTTCAAACTTTGACAAATCGGCGGAAACTCCATCAACTGTCACCTTGTACTCAGCAAGCTTCTTGTTAACCCACGAAAACTCTGTATCGCCAACATCTGCGAACAACCATGCATCTCCGTTTTTAACAAATCTATAGGTTCTTCCGGCAGCTTCATCAAACACCAATGCCCTCTTGTGCTTCTTGTACCCTTCATCCGAATATGTAAACCTTAAGCCCTCAACCAGCATGTCGCCTATTTTCGGACCAGCTACCCAGTTATATGCAGGATAATTATATAGTGTTGGTGTGCCTTGTATAACATACACTTCGTTAGCACCATCAAGAGCTTCATTAATTTCGCTTATTTGCGCCGTCAATCCCTCTGCTGTTCGCTCAACAGTGTTCTGTAGCGTTTTGACATAGTCTTGCGTGCTGTATATCTTGGAGATATCTTCTTTAATTCCATCCGCCGTCTGCGACACAAGCGTCTTGGCTTCTATCTGTGTGATGTACTCATTAGTCACCTTAGTGGATAACTGTTCGACGCTTGCCGTTATGCCCGATGCAGTAACATTCAGGTCTGTTATCTGCTTTTGCAAAACGGAGTACTCCGTATTCCCCAGCGGTTCCCATATCCACACATCATCCTTTTTTACAAAACGGTATGTAGTTGCCGTAGTTTCATCGAAGAACAATGTCCTCTGGTGTTTACGATATACCTCATCAGAATAGGTAAACCTTAAGCCCTCAACCAGAATGTCGCCTGTCTTCGGACCACTCACCCAGTTATATGCAGGATAGTTGTATAATGACGGTTGTCCGTGTCCATTAATAACTTCTATCTCGCCATCAACCTGCGACTGCAAAGCTGATAACTTGACATCGAACGTAGATGCTGTTTGACTAATTTCGTTTTTCAGTCCATTTTCGACATTGGCTATTTCAGAACGTGTCTCGTCGACTGTCCTTGTAAGTCTATTAACCCTGCCCTTGAGTTGCGTAATTGACTTATTAGAGCTGTTTATTTGTGTGGTGCGTAATTGTTCGCCCTGCGCCGCAAAGTTGTCTGTAAGGGCTTGTACGCCTTTCAGGGAGCGTTCTAAGACATAAGTGGTTAGTTCTGCATACTTAGTTGACAGTTTAATTGCGTCGCCGACTTCAATACATGGGTTTCCTGCGCTTGATATTTCCGCCGGGCGATATGTGATGCCCTTAATGCGATTGAATATATTAGTTGCAATAGCCTTTAGTTGTGCCGCATCCTTGCCATACACAAGGAAGTTATTCTCAATCACATAGGTATTACTGCCTGTGCCAACAATCGAACCTATATCATCCTCATCCTGTCTTATCTGCAACTTGTCAATCTGTGACACCATATAGTCTTGATAATCAGCACTGATATAATGATTCTTGCTGATAGTTATTGGTGATGCGCTTTCGAGATATGTGAACTCAAACTGCCCTGTACGTCCTACTCGCCCTAAACAACCATTAATCTCACATATTGCATTAAGCACTTGACTACCACTCAATTCATCCGCATCAACAGTTCTGCTTGTTGTCATATCATCGTTAGCAAGCGTTATGTCTTTTTGTGTAATGCCAAAATGGCTGAAAAAACTATCCCGGAATTGCTTTAATGTTACATAAGTTTCTGTGTTTGGCAATATTCCGTTATACCAACCGACGACATCAGCGTTAATTACATCATATAACGCATCGTAGGCTTCAATTTCGCGTTTCGTTCTATCGGCTGTCGGTTTATCCGATGCCACCTTATAATGCCCGAATATGAACGGATTAGAGCTGTTGCCATTAAGCACCATCTTAACGGTTATCCACTTATCCTTTAGTGATGTAAACACGTTTGAAATTGTAAACTTGACCGTTGCTGCTTCACACGCTCCGAACGTCAACTCACTCTCGGAACACAAACTCTCTGCCAGCTCAAAGCTCTCTTGATGCAGCTCCGTGTTGGTAATCGTCACGGAGCCGTCATCTGTTGTAATAATGAGCTGTTTATCTACGTTAGGAGCGTAAAACAAATTCTGTAAACTGTAATCAACCATCGTATACACCCCCGATAAATGACATTCTGAATGAGCTGTAATGTATCTCGCCGCCGTATGTGCCGTATATCTGTGGCTGGAAATCTGCAAGATAACCCTTTTGCGTCACATAGTCGTTGTACTCAGGAATAAAGGCGGTAATGATACACTCCCTGCCTCTTGCACTTGTGTAATTATTGCGGATATTAGACATAAGCTCCTCCAGTTCACTACTTGTCAACATGGCACGCACGTCAAACTCAATCTTCACTGCTTTAAGCTCAGCCGCGTTACGGTGTAAATAACCGTTAGCGTCGGTGTAATCGTCTATGTCCTGCATATTCACATAAGACCTATATGTGTCAGCTTTGATGAATTTCTGTGGGACGATATATTCTCCCACCTTAAACAAATAACCGCCATATGCCATTGTTACCGCCTTTCCGAGGCATAATAAAAGCACCTATCAGTGATAGGTGCTAAAATGCTATGTCCTGCCCTGCCTTATTTGTAATGAATGTTTTATAGCCCGCCGCAATCAGTCTTGCTTTCATAGCCACGGCGCGCCAGTACGCTTCGTATGCTCCAACCTGTACATGGTAGTTGCCCTCGTAATACTTGATTATTGTATCAAATCCCTTGGAGCGCACGCCTCTTGCCATATTCACTGCATAAGCCTTGTTCTCGAAAGCTCCAACCTGCACACGATAGTACTTATCGGTGCTTGCTTCGACCTTAGGTGTCTGATTAGGCAAATCAGCGTTAATATAAGGTGTCGGGTCTACCCAGTCGAACTTAGAAGTGTTCATAAAAGAATTAGCTCCCCAAAAATCACTCGCATCAACCTTGTAAGGCTTCGTGTACTTGCGAACTTCAAAGTGAAGATGAATACCTGTTGAATGACCTGTGTTGCCGACAACACCAATCACATCACCACGCTTAACCACATCGCCTGTCTTAACCCTAAGCTCTCTCATGTGTCCGTAGCCAGTCACATAGTTGTCATTGTGTAATATCCACACCGCATTGCCATAGCCGTCTCCGTTGCCGGCATAAAGCACTGTGCCGTCCGAATGAGCCACAATACTGCTTGGAATGTATCTGTTGTCCTTTTGTGGCACAAGGTCAACTCCCTGTGCATAACCGCCATTCTTGACAGCTTTAACGTGCTGTGCGTAGGTCTGCGTTACAGCGTAGCCTTGAACCGCAAATACTCTGTTACCGATATTCATAGTCTTATCCCTCCATGTGTCTAATTTTATCTAATAAAAAAGACAGCCCACACGGACTGCCCTTTATATTATCTATATAATTTACTGTATTTATTAATATATATATTTATATATAATATATATACATATTAATCTTATCTATACTATACTTATCTTATCTAATCTAGGTTACGCTTTGTTTACAGAATGTATACAGATTTTAGTATAGTAAATCGTAAAAGTGGATTTTAATTATTTTTCGTGTTACAATCTCCGTTGAGAGGAGGTGTATTATGTACAAAAGAGTATATGGTTTTTGCCCGACCCAAAACAAGGACTATTCGATTAGAGTTAATTACATCAACGCTTCAACAACTGAACGCTTTGAGTATGCCAAAGGTATTGCAAGTTGCGATTATACTAGCCGTGGCAATGATTGTGACTTACCTCAATGTCCTATTGCTCCAAATGCTCCTGAAAGCATTTCGGGCTAAAACTGTGGGGTAGTTATCAGCTACCCCTTTATACTCACATCAATCTCACTGACACCCTTCTGTATCAATAGCATTTGTCCGTCAACGGTTAAATCAAATGCGTTGAGGTCTAGTGTTAATGTTGGTGCTTTACCTGCTGCATGTTCTAACTTATAGTTCCTTACACCATTGAGCTTCTTGCCATCAATGAATATCTGCGAAAAAGCTCCGTCTGTTTTGATTTCAATTCTTGAATTTTCCATCGCTTATGCTCCTTTCATCAAACAATACATTTTAAAAGTACGTTTAACGTACATACCTTTGCAATGCTTAAAAGGGACAAATTGTCCCATTAAAAATTGCTTACAAAAAACAGCACCCCATTTCTAGGGTGCTGCCTGTTCATTCATTTTCTTCCTCAATCACTTTAATCAAGTCATTCAACCACCATGTAGCCATTGCCGATAATTGAGGAAAATAGTCCACAATATCAAGTGGGTACTGCGGTGCGTGTCCAGTCTCCGCTTCGTATATCTTCTTTGCCGCATCTAGGTCATATTCTTCGCCTATGCGCTTTAGAAGCCTATGGCAAACGTATGAAAGCTTGCAATTCGTCTTATATGCTACCCAATCAAGGTTGCTTCTGTTGCGGATATACCAACTCTTGACCTTAGGCACCAGCGTATTGCTTGTGTTGTACTTGGCATCCTCAACCTGCACCGGTGCAACCGCTGTCTGCGGCTGTGCATTAGCCTTGAAGTAACCGCTTATCAACTCGTCCTGCACTTTCCAAGACAAATCATCCGTAAAGGCTTTTACCAACATCAGATAGCCACGTTCTGTCAATACTGTTATACCTCTGCTTGGTACAACGATATTTCTAATGTCCGTTAAACGGACATTAGCATTTTCTGTTCCTAATTGAAGCATAAAATAATGCTTACCTACTTCAAATCTGCTCCTGTTTCTGTTGAAAGTCTTTCTCGCCGTTCCGCTTGGTCTCTGATGTACTGTGTCAATATCCTTGAATGTGACAACTCTCTGACCATTGCATTCACGAATCTGCATTTCCATATTTTCTATAGTGATAATTTCACTCATTGTCATTATCACCTGCCTTTCTACACAGTCGCCAATCTGTTACACAGGTTATAACTGCAAAATACAAAGTGTTAAATGTGTCATCTTCACGATACTCTTCACATTTCTTTAATATTTTAAGTGCTTCATCAGGGTTATTTGCCTTTAATGCACTTGCAAGCAGCTCGTATTTGTTCATAATCACTCACCCCCACTTCTCTAAGAATAATCTAACAAATGTAGCAAGATATTCCAGTGTACCGCCACTTGTTATGCTGTCAATCATCTTGTGGAGTAATGCTCTATTATCTTCCATTATGCAACACCTGCCTTTTCTTTTGAGGTAAGTTCATAGCCGCCCATGACACGCTCTACGCTCTTGCCATTCGTAGTGGCGGCGAAAATTGCGATATTGTCTAAGTACTTCTCGTTATCGCAATCCAAGACAACCTGCATAATGATTTTTCTCAACTGCTCCTTCCTGCACTCGCAAAGCAGTCTCATGTTTTCCTGGTCTACCTTGTCAAATTCTTCTCTCCAGTTAATTCTTGCCATATCATACCATTCCTTTCTGTTAAAAACCTCTTGATTTCTCCGCAAGGGAATGATAGAATATGCTTATCAATTCCTTTGCGGATTGGTGATTGGGAAGTAATCGTGTGACCGTCAAATCTTGCGATTACTTCTTTTTTGCTTTCTGGTATTCGTTTTCAATACCACGTCTGACAACCTCGGAGCGACTAACATCAAATTTCTCGGCAGAATAGTCTAACTTTTTTAAAGTCTCCTCATCCAGCCTTGTTCTTAACATATAGTCTTTTGGATTGTCTTTAATTTTTTGTCCCATTTTAGGCGACAACTTAATCACTCTCCCTTTTAAATTGTAGCAACATTTTGTTGTGCTTTTATAATACATTTGTTGCTACATTTTGTCAAGTCCTTTTTTAAAATTTTTTTGCAAACAAAAAGGAGCTTTTCAGCTCCTTTTTGTTTATTTCTGATATAACACAATAGGTTCTGTCTTTTCTAGTGAATTAAATCCAGAACCATAACAAATAAATCTTGTCTCAATATTTTCAATATCAGATATTGGACAATCCTTTGCGTTGTCGGAACTTATCCTCATTCCCTCCTTAGATTTCTTTCCAGCCGCAATGTCACAAGAATAAATTGGGTCAACCATGTAACCATTTATAGACATTTCTCTTGCTTGCACTGTCATACTTTGGTCTGTCAAGTTCTCTACTGTGACGATTATATCATAGCTACCATCGCTATATCTCGTTTTTTCAACACCGTTATATTCCACTCTTATGTATTCATCCTCATAAACTATGTTTTCATTAGTTGATTGCTTTGTTTGTTCTTCTTTATCTGCCAAAACACTATTAGCCCTTATCGATTTAGTAAGATCTGTGAAATCTTCTGAATAGTCATACGGCGTATAAACACTTCTTAAAAGTCCAAAACTGTAATAATAGCCATTATACATAAAATTAAGAGAATCGCAAAGATACCTTTCACCATCTATTGTATATTCCATCTTAACTTTTATAGCATCACCTGTGTTTATCTGTATATTATTTTTTTCTATAAGCGTAGAATCCGTAGCAGCTTTTAACATTCCGTCTACAAACTCATCACTATTTTCAATAAAACTATCACTTATACCATCAACATCAACTCTGCTATTAATTGCAAGCATTATATCCTCATAATAAAAATATGTCCAATCTCCTTCTTGACTTACTTCATCTTGAAACACTATTGGGATATCAAAACAAATATCTTGTATTGTCCTTGTCGTCAATTCACCGTCATAAAGTTTACCGACAATAGGTTGAGTTTTCAGGTAGTCGGCATAAGTATAAATATTTATCCATTTTTCATTTTCTAGTGCTTCAATCCTTACTTTATCTATTTTATCTAAATCTTCAGTTAATATATTTATGACAGGCAGATTTACTACATCAGAATACCCGGCATACATGCCAAATGCTCTTACATTTTTTTCTGAAATATCCAATTTTTCTTCAGATACAAACGCTACGCTCCATCTGTTGCCATCTTCCTGCTCGACAGTTAATGAAATAATCGGGAATTCCGTGTCGGCTAACTTTGTTTGATTTAAAACTTTACCTTCAATATACACATAAGTTCCGTCAAGCCCATTTTCTGACGCATAAGAATTAAATTTATCATAATCAGCTACTTCAAATCCGTCTATGTATTCTCCTGCCTTACTTTCGGTTTCAATGTTTTTACTTTCCGTAGTTGTCTCATTTACTGTTTTAGGAACATTTTCAGAAGCTTTTTCCGTTAGTAGTTCTGTAGTTGTTTCTGCCGGTATAGTTGTCTCTGCATTATCCTGAGGACTATTGCAACCGCAAACCATTAAAGTGACAGATAAAACAACCACTCCAACTTTAAGTGCTTTCATAATTATCTGCCCTCCTTGCTGTCAAGGTGCTTTCTGATTGCGTGAACATCAAAGCACAGTCTTATACCCAAAAATAAGCAAAACAGGCTTAAAGAAATGCCTATTATCCACAATAAAATCATAAATCTGCCAGTTAAAGCCAAAAATATACCTAACAAAAGAGCTAAACCAAGCAGTATGGATATTACATTTATTTTGATATCCTCACTGCTTTTGCTTTGATTGTCGGTTTTAGTAGTTTTTTCTTCCATATAACAATACCTCCCATATTTGTGTAGTGACTTAATACTACTACTTTATGGGAGGTATGTCAATTTATGCTATAAGTAATTTTTTGGTCGGATTGGTGATGAAGTTCTTTATATCATCATATACATAATAGCCCCGAAAATTCGATGCTACTAATTTTAACCTGTACAATTCTTGCTTAGAAAGTATAAGCGTCTCGCCCTGTGCGCCTGAAATAGTCTCTTGCATAATCTCTTGACGCTTTACCTATATCATCTTTGCTTATGCCGTATTCCTTTGCAAGAATACGCTGTAACAACTGGTTCTGCTCTCTCAACAGAGCGTTAGTCTCTGCATTGTCAACGCTTGTGTTGGAATTGTAATAATTCTGCGTTGTGGTGCTTGCCATAGGGCTAACAGTCGGTGTACTGCTCATATAGTCACTATACAGTTGCTGTGGGTGTACAGCTTCGACAACACCAAATCCAAAATCCTTTGCTGACAACTGTGTTGCCTCGTAAAGGCTCTCCATGCCATTTTTGAAGCCCTCTGTGGTGTAGGCACCAAGTTCAAACATCACCCTTGATGGTGAATGGATGTCAAGTGCTTTCTGCATTGTTGTAGCCACATTAGCCGCTATCTCATCAACCTTAGAGTACAGTGTGGTTTCCATGGATGATAAACCATTTATTAAGCCATTCATCGCCTGAATGCCTATCGGCTCAAACTTGCCAAGGGTAGCATTATGAAATGTATTTATTATGCCACTTGCATATTTTTGAACTGTAGAAGTTGTAAGTTGTGTATTCTGTTCTATGCCTTGGTTGTAACCTAAAACGCTAAATTTACCCAATTCAGCATATTTCTTGGAGGGGCTGTGTGAGTCAATGGCTTTTGCTCCTGCCTCAAGTCCTTGCGTCAGGCTTTGATTGATAGTCTTGTTAAGAAGTGGCTGTTTAGCTGTTATTCCTTGAACATATCCATCAACACTATTTTTGCCTAACGGTTCACTTGCTTTTTTGGCATATCCCGGCATATCTGACATAGCATTGTCTATAATTGATTTATAGTTGGAATTTAATGAGTATTCATAAGCTCCTTCGCTATCTCCTTCATCAAGCCCATAACTGAACAAACTGTCGTAAATCTTTTTAGAAGCATCCTTGCCCCATCCAGCACCGCTTATACCTAATGTTGACATAGATGTTTCGATGCTAGAACTTATGTTGCCTATCCCCTCATTGTACTTACTAACAGTATCCTCAACATACTTGTCGACATATCCGCCTAAAGCAATTTTGCCTTTAAGGTTTTTAGCTTGAAATGTATCTTGAGCATTGTCAATTATTTCACTCGTTTTGCCAACCAAATCATTCTGAATTGTATCAGTGAACTCTTTTGCATTGAGAGCAACATCTTCTTTCAGCAACTTCAAGGCATCCGGCAAAGCATCCATTTTGGATTTAATTTCTTCTGCTGATTGTTCGTCTCCAAGTGCGATTGCAGAGTTATATTCCTGTTGCAAACTTGTTTGTACTGCATTAACGGCATCTTCAATCCCTTTTTGGGCATTTAAGGCAGAGCTCACAACCTGTTCTAGCACTCTATTGAAAGCATCTGCATCAATAGTTCCATCGTCAAGAACTATTTGGCTGTAATCTATTTGAGATAACTGTAAATCAAATAAGCTAAGTGACTCCGTTAAGCCGTCAGTTGTTGCCAACAGTGATGCCAATTCCTCTTTATATTTCGCATAATTTGGATTGCTAGGATCCATTGTTGCTAATTCGCTTGTTAATTCCTCTACGCGCTGATTAACTTTATCATTAAGAGTAATTACAGTCGCAACCGTATCTTCTGTAGATATACCGAGCCTGTGGAATACTTCTGACAATGCTCCGTTTTCGCCAAAAGCAGCAAGTAATGTGTCTTCAAGTGTTCCGAACTTGTCTGATGCTGTTTGAGCCAAATTGCCAAATAGTGTTGTTAATTGTGTTGTTCCATCTTCAACGGATATAACGCCATTCTTCATAGCAGTTTCAATTTTTTCAATCTCTTGCCATGTTGAACGAATATTATTATCTGCTGCGTCAAGTTGAGTAGAGCCTTCTGTAACCGCTGAAAAGCTATCAGATATTCTACCTACCATATCTGCATATTGACCAGCAAGTTCAGATATAGGTGTTCCTCCGGGGTTGGATAAAGTATCTTTGATGTCATTTCCTATTTCCGTTGTTTTAATTTCATCCATCGCAGAATTAATTCCGCTTATAGCCGCAACCACGCCTGTTATTCCTGCTATTGCGATACCTGCCGGTCCGAAAGCAAGATACATGGCACCAGCCGCCGCCGCACTAACTCCAGCAATCTTGCCAATGGACAATAGCATATTGTCACTACCAACAGTGAGGTCATTGAACGCATCTTTGAGCACAGTGAACTCTATTGCTGTTGACGCAACACCAATAAGTCCTTTCTGAAAGCCTGTGAGCTTGTTTCTCAGCGATGTTATGCTGTCATTAATACCTCTCCATAAGCCTTTGTTCTGAATGGAAGTTGCTAAATTCGTGAACGCTGTTTTGACCGCTGCTACCTTGGACGAAAGATTAGGAAACATAGTAGTAAGTGTGGCTGTTGCTGCCGCATCGCCCGAAAGCGCAAGGGCTGTATTATTAACAACCGTTCCAAAAGCCTTGAAATTTGACCAAAGTTTCTTAACGCCTGTCACGAACTTACTTGCTGTGATAGCTTTAAGCAATCCCGGCATAGCCATGAACGATACAACAACTGTTTCCAGCGGTGCGGCTGTGAACATTCCGGCATAAAACTCCAATGCACCCTTGAAACCTTCCCATAAAACCTTAGCCGCTGATTTTAATATCTCCGTCCAATCAAGTCCGGCAAGGTATTTTCCTACATTTCTGCCGATTGTAAACCAAGGAACATTGTCTATTGCGTCAGCAACCCAGTTGAATAAACCACTGACAAGTGATGATGTATCTTGTCCTGCTGCAAAGAAATCTCCTGCAACAAAATTTTTAAAAATACTTTTGACAGGAGATAAAGCTTTAGTTATTTTATCAGCCCACACCTCAGCTTTATTCTCCATCTTATCGAAGGCATCGTTCCATACTTTTTCATATTCTTCCGTAGCCTTAACAATCTCGTCCGTGAGGTCAATCGTATCACCTGTGCCAGCGGAAGCACTGCTTTTATTCTCGCCAGTACTAATATTATTAAGTTCGTCAAATCCACGAACACCCTTTTGTGCATTCTTAGCCGCCTTAGCCACGTCATTATAGCCGTCTGCCATATCCTCTAAGCCGTCTGTGGTGTCCTGATAGCCATTCTGCCCGAAAGCGTCAAAATCAATCTTGACACCCATAAGCCTTGCAAAGCTCACAAGCATACGCTTAATGGCGATTGCCACACCATTAACAACAGGCATGACTTTCTGGAGAACAGGTATAAAAATCTGCCCTAATACCATGCCTGTCTCTTTGACGTTTGTGTTGAATTGCCTAATCATGTTACTTGGGGAATTGATTGTCAATTATGTTATCGTATAGGCTCTTTATCCTATACTTCTTATAGTTTCCTATAAGTTCAGAGTACATTATCACCCACGTTTTACGTTTGGTTTGGTGGTAGCCACTTCCACCTCATACTGCCCTATATACAGTAGTGTCGGACACTCTTGGGAAGATTATATTTATTCACTTCCTACTCGTTACGATACTCAATAGCCTGCTCGCAATCTATTGAGTTATCTCGGTATTAGCATAGCCTAAAGCCTTAGCCTTCACCGATATTGCCCGATTGTCATAAGATATTTCTATTCTTATGCAACACTTGGAAGAAAAGTTAATTTATAAACTTTCTTCCGTTTATTAGCTAAATCACCCCATGAAACCTTAGACTGGTCAAGTATAGCAAGTACTCTTAACTGCTGCTTTTCCATCTGTGTCATTTCGCTTATGGATTTTTCAACACCTAAGTTGTAAGCGTATGTCTGCAATGTGGCATTGGTAATATCAATACCATACTTGTACAATGCCCTTGATTGACCGATTAAGCCACTTTGAATGTTGGTGGCTACGGATGTATAGTCTATGTTGAAAAGAGAGCTTATATCGCCGGCAAGCATTGTCATTGACTTTGCTACCGCTGTGGTTGTCTCTCCTGTCTGTCCGAGTGAATTAGTCACCGAAGCAAGCTGTGACGCAAACTCCGTAACCTCTTGAATGTTCAAGCCTAAGTTCTTTGCACCGTCTGCTGTGAGCAAGCCACCCTCAACATCAACCTGCAGTCCCGAAAGCTTACCAAGCAACGCACTTACTCTGTCCGAAAAGCTGTTCGCATAATCGGTAGCATTGTCATAGCCGAACCTCTCAAAATCTTTGCCCCATTCGGAGCCGATTTTGCCAAACGCAACTGCATAGTAGTTGAACGCCTCGATGTAGTCTGTGGTACTTTCGATGGATTTCCACAAGCCCTTAGCGCCACGCACAACCATAAAGTATGACGCATAAAACTTACCGAACGCCTTAGCTAGTGACCATGTGCTCTTGGTTGCCGTCTGTGTGCTTTTATGAACCCCATTTAGGCTTCTTTGGATTGTCCGTGAAGCAGAACCTACCCTTGAGCCTTGACTGGCTAAATTCGCCAATGCGTTAGTCATCTGAATGACGCTATTGCTTACTGTTGGTGCGCTCGCAAGCGTTGTGAGTAAGTTTGTGAGCGAAGTTGCCAACTGCGGCATATTCGTAATTGAGGTCTGGACACTCTTGTTGCCAAGCTTTGCTATGTTCTTAGCGACTTCGCCAATCTGCGCCGCATTTTCAGACACCGCCGTAAACTGGTTAAACGCACTAGCTGTGGAATTAAGTGAGCCTGCAACTGTATTAAGTGCTGAACTGTCAACACTTGCTATCTTACCGATGTTTTTTGCAAGCCGTGTAAAGCTTGCCGTGCCTACATCGTTAATGGCTCTCATGGACGCACTTAGGTTAGTGACGTTCATTGACAACGTATTAAGTTCTGAACCATTAACACGTCCAAGCGATGCTGCAAGGTTGCCAAGCTTAGTTATGAGGTTATCTATCGCCGTGTTTGCCTTTTGAGCGCTCGCTTGAAGTTTTATCTCCAAGCTGTCTATCTCTGCCACGTTCTCACCTCCTTGCTAAAAATAAAAGCGGTACAGATTACTCCGTACCGCCTACTTCTTCAATATTGTTTCGGGCAATCCGCGTTGTTTTGCCCTATTCATATATTGCTGTTCAATTAGAATTGCTTTTTGAATGTCCGCTTCGGTAAAGCTGTCTTTTGGCTTTGGCTTGCCTTGCAATAAAGGTTTTTTAATGTATTTTGTCTTTGCTTTCTTGCCATTCAAGCAGTGGTCAAGTGCACATGTAACTGCCGATATACCATAATTTCCCCACCAAGACCACATCTCACTATCACGCTCTTTGCGCCGCAACTCTTCACCTTTAAGGCAGTAGCTTAAAGTTTTAGGCGTAAGCTTCTTAAACTCTTCAAGGCTAATTCCAATCGAAAAAGCAAGCGGGAAGTACTCTTCCCATATCAGTTTGTGGAAGTTTACTTCTTTGACTTTTCTTTCTGCATTTTCTCCAACTGCTCCGCCGCCGACTTGTTCATCTCCTCTACTGTCTGCGCCAAGCCGCTCAGTTCGAAAAAACCATCGTCCGCCATAGCAATCTTAATATCCTCAAACAACTGATAATAGCCGTACTTGCTATCTGTCTTTCTTTTCTGTGTAATGTATGCTCGAGTTAGTGTCTTAGCTTCTGCTCTTGTAACCGAATTGTGCTGTAAGCATCCTGCGTAAAAAGCCAACTGACACACTTCACTGTAATCAGCTACCATCTTAGCTGCACCGTTAGATGTTGCGGTAATTGTGTTTCCGGTTTCCTTGTAAATGTATGCACCTGTCATATAATCGAACATCTTCTGAACAATGTCCTTATTCTCTGCCGCATCAAAGCCAAACTCTAACTTATATTCCTTGTTATCAATATCAAATGTTATCATTATGCTCTCCTTTTCCTCCTATGCTTGCCATAGGAAAAGGGGCAGTCCGTAGACCGCCCTTGCCTGTCAAAAAAATACTGGTTATCAAACTGTGGCTACCGTAAAAGTACCATCGCCGTTATCAACAACGGTCAAATCATCCGTCACCCACTTAGGGGATGTGTTCTGTGCCACTGTGGCTGTCATATCTACGATTTCATCTGCGCCGCCAATATCATTAATTGTCGGTGTAATTTGACCAACATAAGCTGCCTTAGCTGTTCCGCCAATTCCGTCTGTGCCGTAAAGCTGAATAATGCAGCACTTTTGATTTCCAATAGTAAGAAGTCTGTCAAAATCATCCTTGTCGAGATTGCCTGTGAACTCCTTGGAATCTGTCTGCTTAATACCCATTTCGTATGTCTGAGTATCGTCCTCGGTTGTAGTACTCTCAACCATGTTTGGAGCCGATGTTGGCGACGGAATAGACTTTGCTGCAAGAAGTAAGTTGTATGTTCCTGCAAAATCTACGTTTTTAAGGCTCCCCGTGTGCTTCTTGTAAATCACACGCGATAAATAAGATGTAATAGCCATCTGTTTAGTCCTCCTGTCTTAAAATTAAAAAAAGAGCTTCATCAGCTCTTAATTACAACAATCTGTCATTTGCACCGATAACACGATTAAACCTTGCGGTGCTTCTATATATTTTGTCCGAATAGGTTAGCTCAGGCATCAGCTTGGCTCCAAATCGTAATTCCTTGAACGCTTCGGCAACTTTAGCCATAACCCAACGTGCATCTGAACCGCTTGTATTTGTTGTCACATCAACTTGTGCCGTCACAAGTAAGCCGTTAATGGATTGTCCGTCAATCGTTCGCCCTTGTTCGGTCGGTGCTAACATGCGAATGTACACCGTAGGGAATGCTGGTGGACTGTCACTTTGCCCTTTATCAGTAAACAGCAGATTATGGTATTTCTTCTGAATTTCCGAATATGTTTTGCTCTTGATAATTGAATATATTGTAGTCTCAATGCCATAAGCCCATGAATTTTCGCTTGCCATCAGCCAAATACCTCCCTTGCGGTACTTACAACGATTGACTTCAACTCATTTGCGGTGTTATACATGAATGGTCTTGACGGCATACCCTCAGTAAAATACCAGTTGCCGTCCTTTCCCTTATAGAACCAACCATAGCGACCATCGGCAAGCTGCCGAATGGTTTTACCGCTTGCATATTGCCAATCAACGCCCTCAGGCAATGTTCCCTTATATGGGGTTGCCTTGCCGATAATTCCCGTTCCAAACTCGACAAAAACGGCATGCTCGCTGTCTGCTACAACAGTCCACACACCGCCACCTTTTATACTGCCCTTGTATTCGGAATGAACGCTTTGAAGCAATTCGGATGTGAATATTGCGTCAAGGTCTGCAATCTGCACTCTTGCAATTTCTACACCCTTTTCCGCAAGCTTTTCCGCAAGAAGCTGGCATTTATATGTCAAGCTGTCTTGATAGCTCTGCAAGGCTTTAATTGCGTTCTGAATGGAACTTTGCGAAAGTGGATTAAGCGTAATCTTATGCTTTGCCATTACTTTGTCCTCGCCTTTAACACATACTTAGTTGATGTAAGCGACGGCTTAACACCCACAATGATGAAATCCGATGTAAGCTCATCAACATGTGCCTTATCCTCGTCCTTATAACCAACCTCGCTGTCAAGCCATATAATGTCACCCTTGCCAAATGGGAACTTGTTGCGGTCTGTAATGATAACCGCGTCAAAATCAGCTACATTAAAGCCATACTCCTGCGCCTGCGCTTCGCCACCGCTGAACGATATGTTTGCCCGGAAGTCAACCGGCAAGGAATAACCGACATATTCGTCCTTGATACGAGGTATCTTATTACCTTCGCTGTCGAGATACGGTGTAAAGTTGCCCTCACTGTCGGTATAGCCCTCATATATGATGTTGCCGTCATCGTCAGTCTCATAAATGGTTACACGCTGTCCTTGCCGTGAATACTTCATGTTTTGCTTGTTAATTTCAAGCATTCTTCTTCACCGCCTGCTTGTAAATCTGATTAACGCCAGTGCTTGAAAGTCCCGATACAATGCCTACTGCTATTGCATTGAGAACATCTGTTGCCGGGAAATCAGGTATTACATACATTCCTACAACGCCTAAGATGCCGCCTGCAATGCCGACAATTATAGGGATGAAGTTATCTTTAATCTGTGGAATTGCCTTGGCTCCTAAGCCTATCAGATATGTAATTACAACGATTGCAACTACTGTTGATACCTGTGTAAAATCCATTATTCTTTACCTCCTGCCTTGCCTAAATGTAATGCTTGTATTTCGTTATACATCTTAGTTACCATGCCATTGCCACCCAATGCGTGATATGCGTTGTACATCTCAATGAAGTTGTCATACGCATAAGATGGAATTTCACCAAGCTTCATATACTTATCATGATATTCGATAAGTTGTACTCGCAAAAGCAGCATTGTACCTTTGCTATTGGCATCCTTGTCTTTTTTCTGTTGTTTCAGAAGCCAAACTATGTAACCAAGCAATATTGGTAATGCTACGGTATAAGTTTGTAATAAAAATTCCTTCATTTTATATCTCCTGTAATTAGAATATGGCACACCGCCCACCACCCTTAATGTGTGCCGCCTGCTACCATATTGCCGACATCAGTAACATGGTAACGCACAATCTTCTTATTTTTTTAATGCCCTGTAGGCTCTGTTAAACACCGATAACTGCTTTGCAAAAATCGGATTCCTGTTCTACTCATGGTAGATAGGCTATATCACATTGACTAACGGAAATACCCCAGCAAATAGCTCATTACGGTTTTTCCAAGTGCGGTTGACACCACCCTCATTCATACTCGTCATGTAGTTCTCACCGGCTTGCGAGTGGTCATACACCGTGAGGTTGACAATAACGCTCTCGTACTTAGACAAGTCATTATCAATTTGCTCTTGCGTATAACTACTCGGATAATTCCTTAAGCTGATTATTTCCTGCCTTGACTGCTCAATGAGCTGTTCAATTAGTGGATTATCCTCAATGTCATCAAATACCACAACATTAGTCGTGGTGTCATTATCATCATTCTTGACTGTATCAATATGGTATTGGTGAAGTCTGATTTTGACTTGTTCTAATGTTGTGTACATGACTAACCTCCTATAAATTGAACCTCTCAATTAACAGCTTTTTTAGCTCTGCGCCGCTTAACAGTTCGGCACCGCCAATGCCCTGCTCCTTGGCAAGTGCCTGTAAGTCGGCGGTACTCATGCGGTTAATGTCGGTCTTGGTGTAATTACTACTTTTTCTTTCGTTTCCAACCACCTTAATAAGTGGTATTCCACGCAGATTGTTACAGGTTGACAGCTCTTCTAATCTCTTGTCAGAGACTTCAACGCCTTTCCGGGGAAATATATCCCCCGGAATATAGACGTGCGAATTATCCTGTAAATCCGCGAATAATTCTGTTACCTGATACATCTACTGCCTAAGCTCCAACAATAGACGAAATAATAACGCCGTCTATTCTCTCAGCAAAAAGAGTAAGACCCGACGCAACAACATCCTCCGCTGTCATGTGTGGATAGTCAGGAGCTTCATGGATACCAATAAGCCCGGTTGCATCCGATGTAAACGTAAATGCTTCACTAAGGTCTGCACCATTTACCGGGATATAGTAAAGTACAAGGTTCTGCTTAGCGGTCGCGTATATCTTCCCCTTGGTTACGGAGCTGTTGAAAATAACAGTTCCAAGTCCGAGGAAGTTTTCAACGTAGCTCATACCGAAAGCGTTCTGGGTGATAATAGTTGCATCACCAAGATAGTCAGCCGCATCAAGCGGATTCATGAAATAAACCGCCTCTATCTCGTCATCCTCGAACTTGACCTGTAACTGCCCCCACGCCTGAGCAATAGCTTTCTGGAATGTCGCTCCGCTTGCTGTTCCTGTTCCTGTTGCAAGAAAAGTGAAGAAATCCTTACGAATACCCTTCTGGACATCCCTGAGCAGTGCGTCCGTAGTCATTTCAACTGCCTGGTCATATCCCTTCTCAATAATCGCCTCTGCCGACGTTGCTTTTCTCCACTTCTTGAGCTCAATTTCCTTGTAAGATACAGCCTCTACTGTATAATGAGAAAGCGGAATTAATTCGCCCTCTCCAACCTTGCCGTCTTCGAGTGTTCCACTCGCCTTGTAGGTCTTTAACACCGTTCCTGCTACCTTGGGAATTTTGCGGGTCACGCCAAGTGCTTCCATTAACTTCTTAATTGAGTAGCCGAACATTTCGACAAACTCAACTTCCCTTGCTCTTGCAAGGTCTTCCTTCTTGATTAATCCTGTTTCTGCTGCCATATTTATCTGTCCTCCTAATTAAATAAGCTCGGATTCATCGCAATAGCTCTTCTACGCTCTGCTCTGTCCGGGATTGCCATTATTTGTTCCTTTGTCATGCCTGAATATTCACCGCCGACATTCATTCTTGGTCTTGACTTCATCCATTCAGCTTTAGCTGCTGTGGTAGCTGCCTTAACCTCATTGTCAATCAATGCTGCAATAGCACCGTGGTCTCCATCCGCAACCGCCTCAATCATGCTTTCAATCGCATTTTCGGACGAAAAATTTCTATACGCCGCAACTGCCTTAATGTGATTAAGTTCTTTAACCGTCGCCTCGTACTTCTCATTCTGAATACGTTCTGCTTCCGCCTTAGCTTCTGCTTCCTGCTCTTCTGCCGTCTGCTTGGCTCTCAATGCCTTGGTTACATCTCCTTTTTCCTTGAGTGCCTTGTCAAGTGCCTGCTTGTTCTTGGCGTTGGCTGCTCTTTCCGCTGCTAACTGCGCCAAAAGTTCTTCAACTGTCGGCTTGTTATCGTTATCAGACTGAGGAGCTGTTTCTACTGCGTTTGTCTCTGTTGCATTGGTTGAATTAGTTACTTCTGTTTCCATGATATGTACCTCGTTCTTTCTGTGTTTTATTGGCTTCTCTGCCGCTTGTGTTTTACCCACTTCTCTGTGCAATATAAAAAGCCATTAGAACAGTTCCTAATGGCTTGATAACAATAATTATTTGGTTGTCCTGTTTTTATCAATTAGTGGACTGTTGCTAATTTGGTCTGACAAGTCCTGCATTGTTCTACCACTGTTTGGCGATACAGTATTGCTATTGCCAGACGTAATCTTGCTTTCCTGTATCTTACAGACTGTGTCTTTACTTGCTTCCCATACTTCATTAGGGTCATCAAATATCGGGATAGCATTAAGCACCTTGCCGCCGTTAAGACCAATATTGATAAGCGTGGCAATGCTGTTAGCTTTTGTTGACAACTCATATAATTTCTGATGCTTGATATTTACCTCAATGTCGCCAAGGTTTAGTTGTCGTAATGGACTGTCCACAGGCAAAAATGAACTATTTTGCAAAGCGGCAAGCACAACCTCTAGCTCGTCTATCTTGCAACTTTCGGTTATCATTTGCTGTTTAGATGCAGCCGCCTCAGCATGGTCCCAACCGGAAGCGTTGTTGGATGCAACACCTGTCATATTAGAGGCATTACTGTTGGTTAATGGAACATTACATTTTTCCAGTATTTTGTCCCTGCGGTACTGAATGTTGTTGAGCATACCTGTATAATCATAGTTAATGGCAAGTGGTTCAACCATTGGCGTTTTGCCATTTTGCGATGTATAGGTCTGCAACCATTCACCTGATTTAGGTTTCCTAACTTCCTCTGTTACTGTTCCATCTTCACTTTTGTTGAAAATAGTCGGAAATTCCACATCGTTAGTGTGCCATACAGCTTGCGTGTTTTGTTCGACATCGTTTGTGAAGTCGGAAATCAACAAATTAAGGTTATCCATTTCGGACAACTGGTGTTCCCACACGCCCATGCGGTCATACGAACGAAAATATTCAACAATCGGCACAACGCCTAACGGATTTACTTCGCCGCTGCGCTGTTGATGCTGCCACGCCTCTTTTTTTGTATAATCTCCGTTGGAAATTTCTTGAAGATTGATAATTTCAAATCTGTAATCTTTAGTAATACAAGTAAAATATGTATTACCAGTTGTATTACTGTGTCTGTATGTAACTCCCATCATCGGTCGTTTGTCTGAATAATAGCTTGAACGAATAATGCACGATGTTCTTGGGTCTAATACATCAAGGCTAAAATAACATTTTCCCGGTTTCCATTCGGTGTTTACATCAATTAGCACATTACATGTAGCGCCTATCTCAACAAATCTTCCTATTTCTTGTGTCTTGGACTTGATTTTAGCAAGCTCATATTGCTTGTTAAGTTCTGTTATTCCTTCGGCAATAATGTTATTAACACTATCGCCGTTCTGGACTAAACTTATCGGATTTCCCCATGCATAAGAAGTCCAAAAATCCGAAACTTGATGAGCCACATTATCTGAACATTCACAATCAATATCCGGTCTATATGTCTTAGCAGTTTTACGAATTATCGGTTGCTGTCCGTTATCATAATCAAGCAAGAATTGTATTTGAGTTGCATTTTGTATATGAACCGGAAAAACATTACGCAATATATCTAATACATTCTCGTATGTAATTTCCGGTTCTTCTGTAAATAAGATATTGCGTCCTCTCTGCATTTTAACTTCTCCTATAGATATGTCATGCCGCTTGCTGTTCGCCTTGGTTCCCACGGCTTAATATCCGTAACACCTGTATCTGTATGGTATACAATCTTCTTGTGACACTTGCGGCATCCGGCAATTACATTGCTTGAATACTTTCCGTCCCACTCCGCAACTCTGCGGTGACATTGCGGACAGTATATCGTGTATTTATTTGATTTTGTCTTTTTCCTCATAAAAACCTCATTTCACGCAAAAAAGCACTATTGCAAAATGCAACAGTGCTTCTTTCAAGGAGATATTAAGCTGTTGAAAAACTTTGTCAGTTCTTTCGACTATAATAATATCATAGCGACAATATGACATTCTATGACATCTTCAAATAGCCGTTACCATATTTATCCTCAAATATCTTTAATGCCTTTCCGTGAAGCCTTACTATTTGTCTCCACGAATAATTTAATTCGGTTGCAATGACCTCAAAGGTCTTTTTTTCAATATACCGAGAAAAAAGGATATTATAGCAATCTTCATCCTCTATGCTGTCTATTTGAGCGATAATGAGGTTTTTCTTATCGACATAGGTATCTATCATGCTGTCAATGTTACGTTCCATTTCGTCAATTTTGGCGATATTGGAACCGATTTTGTCTGGGCTAAGGCTTGTCTGTACTCTTTCGCTATTTGTTATAGCGGATATAGAACAAGACATTTCTTTGAGCTGTTGAATTTCAACCAACTTATTGTTAATCATGCGGTTTAGTCTGCTAATTTGATTGAGATAGTCTTTGGTTGTCATAAGTCACCTCCTATATAGGGCTTGATATAATGGACGCTGTTCTAACCACTCCGCTACGCATTTCGTTCTCGAATAATGCAATGCTGTCTGGTGCATCATCGTGAGGAACTTTTCCACTTCGTGTCATCGTAGTAAGTTCTTTCATGAATTTGTAATATTGGCTTTGCCTGTCCATTTTCTTGAAATCGCGGAAATAATAATCACGAATGATATTATCTCTTGCGTTTTCCATTCGTGTTATCTTATTGGTACAATTAAACTTAAACCTTGCGCTGCATCTACCACCATTATCTTTTACGATTTCCATTACATCACGTCCGAAGTATTCTCCGGCACTGTTGCTCTCGAATGTAACCGTCTTTACGTTGTGCTTAATAAGCATATTGGCGCATTCCGGCTTGGTAAACTGCGTTCCGGCATTGTCAAACACAACATCAACTATGTACACCTCATTGCCGTAAACGTAGCCAACAGGCATTGAGCAGCTATCGTCGCCTTTATCTGCGCTGTCGCAAGCCGCCATAATAGCGTCCGGCTCTCTGTCAACAGGAAGTTCCTCAAAGTAATTAAGCTCACTTTCTGCAAACATACGTCCTTTTGCTTCAAATGGTGCCTGTTGAAATTCTGACTCCCACGTTTCTTCTGATACAAGCTTACGTTCCTTGCGGTAATAATCGGTTGTGAATATCTTTCGTAACCCTTTCTTATCTTTGCGGTAAATCTCCCAGTTGCTTTCATCTGTAATAGGGTCAAGTGCCGGAACCGCAACTTCTCTCCATCGCCACCCTAACTCATCAGCTTTGTTTTGTAATGCCGTAATAGGGTCATATAGGCTGTATTTTGTTCCTTGTATAATAATGGGTGTTCCCTCTAATCTACGTCCCAGAACGTCATCTGTGACTTTCTCGCATAAGAACTCTAAGCGGTCTCTGTTTCGTGCTTCTTCATGGTTCTTAACGCAGTCATCAATATAAACAAGTACATTTGCTTCGGTGCAACCGACAATCGCTCCGTCAATCGGTCTGCAAGTAAATGTCGGAAATATGTTCTTGCTTTTCAAGTCGATAGATAGGTTCTCGGCGCTCTTATAATCCTTATCGCCTATCTTTACTGCTTCAGGAAACACACTTAGGAAACGCTTATATGTACTTTCTGTCTCAAATCCTTGTAGCAAGCCACCGTAAAAACGCTTAACAAGTCCTTCGCCTTTGCCGACACCAAATATACTTCCGTCTGGCTCTCTGCCACCCATCATCATTGCCAGCCTTAGTCCACCAGTAGTATTGTGAGTAAGAATAAAGTTCTCTGTCGCACAATATAAATGGCTCTCGTCCTCCACTTCTATACATGTCATGTCAGCAAAATCATTTGTTTCTCTTATGCCAGATATAAAGTGATACAGTTTTGTTCTTTGCGGATTGTATTTTTTTAGGTGTTTTTCAGACGACACAGGTGTAATTTCACCCTTTGGAAAATTGATATATATTCTGTAAGCATCATTAGCGACATACCTTGCTCCGTTTCGCGTATAATGTGTATGTTTTAGCTTACTGCTTGCTTTACCGCCTAAGGACTTTACTAAAAATATAATGTCCTCTGCCAGTTGCTTAGAGGTTGTACAGTATTCGACACCTCCACTTTCAGTAAAACCGTCCGCATCACATAGTCCTTGCAAAAGTTTAGTCCTTACTTCTACAGAATTAAACAGATAATTCTTCGGGATAAACTTTTCCTCGCTTTTTTTGCCAGTAAGGCTTAGCTCTCTTAATCTTGCCCTAAGCTCTCCACAGGATAGTGCATAATCCTTATTGTTGCCCTTGCTTACAAGCTTTGTTCCATACTGAGCTACAGTATCAGCTATTCTTTGCAGAATGTCCCTTTCCGTATTTGATACACATAGATTTTCACCCGAAAGTGAGCCATCGCCTATCAATATTCCAAGCAACCAAGGATCTACACTTACTGCACTGCTTTCAAATTCAACAGGCTTGACATAATCAATCGCATAATTGTTATGCATGTCTGCGCCACGTTTAAGCACACCATTCATAAGCTCTATTGTACTCATTACTCTGTTAGGCTTACTCTTGTACCTGCTGTCCTCGGTGCTAACTTCCCATAAATGGTCTGCCCCACACCTTATAATTGTTTCCTGTTTAGATTTTCCACTTTCACTTATGATGACTTCGTAAATTCTCTTACTTTTATGCGGATATACGCCGATTACTTTTGTTGGCTTTCCGCTTGCGGATATGACGTAATCACCGACTTTAAGGCTACCATTCTTGACAAATCCATTCGGCGTTGCTATTAGCTCATCATTTAGGAGCATTTTCCCAGTACGCTTAGGCTGCGATACCGACAGGAAATCTAATTTGCCGTCATAAACCTCTTGATAGGCTCCCACAACAGGCTGCAACACCTTGCGCCTAGGAAAATAAAAACGCTTAAATGGGTCTTTTTCATCAATCTCAATGTAGCTAAAGAAACTGTCAACTAAGTACGGCGATTCGCACCTTAGAACCTCATAATAGCTGTCAAGTGTCTTGAAGTTTGTGCTATTTTCACCGCAATATACCTCCAAGTCGGGTATATGCCACCCGCTGGTCGATTCGCAGACTAAAGCATCTATTAAATTTTTAGTTTTTTTGGAAATTTCCAGTGAAAAAGGTACGTCTTTATCTTTAGACATACCCCATTTGATGGATTCTACATAGGCTTGAATAACAATGTCAGTTTCTTTGTCTCTAACAATGTTATGTATTCCTTTTCGCTCTATGTAGTTGTTGTTATTCTGGAATTGCTTAATCAATTCAAGACTTGCCAAAAGAAAAAGCACCTCGCTTTCCAGCAAAGGTGCTTATAGACCTCTGCCTATAACTGTTCTAGGGTAGCGACTAACTCTATTTGTTAGCCGGTAAAATTTTGTTAGAATGTTGGCATTGCTTCATTGCAAGCCGAATGTAATTTCTGCACAAGTGCATTATAATCATCAATTACATATCTTGCCGGAATCATATATGCTTTAATGCCATATTTTTCTGTTGTTTCTCTTTCAATGCAACAGCCGTTCCAATCGTAACTCTCACATATTCCCATAAATACATCAGCCTGTGCCAACTTCTTAAGGCTTTCACCTAAATACCATACCGCTTCTTTGCTGTCTTTAGGTGGTTTATTCTCAATGTAGCTGTCGATAAGCTCTAATTCCTCGCCCTCGTATATTTCAGCAATCTTTTTCATTTTCTGAATACTAGCTTTGATTTCTTCCTCTGTTCTGCCTTTCATCGGCACACTTACAAATAATTTTTTCATAATCTCACTCCTTTACTATAGTTCCGTTTGCTATTCCGCTTTCTAGCAATTCTCCAATGCTTGCATTTGTTCTGAACGGTAATGGCATTTGCTTATATGCTTCTATAAATTGATGTACTGTGTATGGCTTGAAGTTTGGATTATCTCTCTTGCATAGCAACGAGTTTTGTCCTAAGCCAATTATATACTCCTCATTAAAATTTTCATCCTCACGAATCATAATACGCAATTTGCAATCTTTTATATATTGGCAAGGTTTGTATTTTTCACAATCTCCACGACACAACATTGTTGAGCAATATTCACTTGCTGTCATACCTCACTCCTTTTTTCACACTATTTGCTAATGATTTTGTTTCCTCTAGGATTTTCACTTCCAAAGCTCTTGAAAACTCTACATTGTCTTTAGGGTATCTGCCTAAGATTGATTTTGCATATTCATTAACTGCATCAACAGAAACATCAACGCCAAAAGTCATATCGTGCAATTCAAATGTTTCTATCGGCTTGCCATCCTTATTGCCGATATGCTTTACATTATCAATTTTTCTGAATGTTTTCTTGTCAACGCATAATACCTTTTTCGATACCTCAACACATTCTGTTCTCTTTTCGCAGTTTGTACAACAGTTATTCTCATTGTATCGGCAGGAAGTCAAGTTGCATTTTTTATTTGCATAAGCATTATTCACATTATCAATCCATTCACGAAACGGAATATTATTTATCGTGGCATTGTCTAATACTTCGTCAGCCGTTTTTTGCACTATTTCTTGTATTGATATTTTCACGCTTCCACTCCTAGCAATTTATTTTAATGCCTTCTGTCAATATGGCGGTTTTATCCTCATTCAGAATTACATTTCCGTTTTCATCTGTTTTATTCCAACGTGCATCAACTTTAATCATTGGACTTTTGTTTACATGACCGATAAAATGTAACTCCATATCCGTGCAGTTTACCTTTTTGCCGTCAATAAATATTTGTGCAGTTTTGCCGTCAGATATTATCTTAATTTTTTCTTCCATTACTTATAAACCCCTTTGCTTCCTCAATTATCTTAGAGTCTCTGGCGGAAGTCATTTCAGAGTGGCTTTGTGGCAGTCTGCCAAACTTTTCCAAAGCGTATTTTTCTACCGCTTCCTTGGAAATATCTATACCAAAATCTCTTAATGCTTCTTTAGGTGAAGATTGATACTTGGATAAAGATTTGTCAATGTTATTCATTTCTCATAAACCTCTAATCATTCCTAGCAGCTCTGCACACACGAGTATTGCATCTCCTTGAATATCTAATACGCATTACAGAATCATGTATAAGGTCCGGCATATACCCCAACTCTAAAATATTTTTTGATATTCCTCTTGCTTGCTTAATGCTATTGAGTAGTGGCATGTTTAAATCTCTTCTAAAGTGCTTAAAGTACGAAAAGAACCATTCTTTTTGTGCATATCTTATATTGTGCCTTATTCTGCTATTAAGTTGCAAACAATGAAGTATTTCTTTAATCTTGCTCATTCTTTATAAACCTCTTAAAATCTTCCATGCACTCATTACATAAATCGTAGGTTATATTAAAAATGCCGTTTCTTGTGATTGAATTCGTACACAACAAGCCTGCTTTTATTTCTTTTCCGCATCTGTCGCAAGTGCGCCATTCTTTTTGATGTTTCATTCTTTCACCAACTCTCTACCGCACATTGGGCAGTAAGATATTTTTGTTTCTGCTTCTAACGGAATGAGCCCGACAAAATGTCCGCTTTGCAAAGTTGCAAAAAACTTTAAGGTGTTGCCGTTTACTATTGTGGAAGTAACCGTTACAGTTCTGTCTTTATATACTTTTAAATCAGCAATTATAGCTTTAGATTTACCTTTACAAAACTTACACATATCGCACCTCAAATCTTCGTAAAAATCTCCAAATCATAATTATCTCTGATATAGTCAACAACTTCCTGCAATTTGCTCTTTACAAATTCATCTTTCGCTATGTCTGGATGACAATACATTGTGCAACTGTCTTTCTTACCTTGTGCCTTGTATTTGCGGTAATCAAACATCATCGTAAACAATGGTATTCTCTTTAAGTTTTTAGTTTTGCATCGAATGTACAGATTTGCTAATCTCCTCAAACTCATTCACCTCGTTCACTGTCAATGCCAAAATAAAACCACAGTTATCATATTTCTTTCCGAGTTCACTACTTTCTGCTACTATTTCAGCCCACATCTTATCATCGGCAAATTTTATCTTGTCGATGTACTTCTTGTGGAATGTCCATATATCTCTATACATGCCAAAATAGTCCATCGTAGTCCTCCGTAATTCGATTTTGATTGAAAAATTGATGTGGTGTGGATTTGCACCACACATAATATACAATAGGCGTGTACCGACGCCTCGTTTTACCCTTCGTGCAAGTCTATGGGAACATCTTCCAAACTTTCCGCATCCATTGGTATAATGGGTAGCATTGCTTTTGCAACCAATTAAGGGGATGTTTCACGCTATCTCGCTTGCATATATCGTTACGCAGTCTCACCGAGCGAAGTCTTGTATATCTGATTATCGTCTACCTTTTCCGCCACACATCAACTCGCATACCGGTTGGTTTTAGGATAATAAAGGTAACCAACAACTCTATTTCCATTTCACTTGTATGCGAAACGCCAACAACAGGATTTGAACCTGTACAACATTTCTGTTGGACGGCTTAGCAAGCCGCTGTGATACCATTACACCATGTTGGCAAATAATTAGCTGGCAAGGTGGGGATTGAACCCACGACACGTCGGTTAACAGCCGATTGCTCTACCAACTGAGCTACATGCCAATAGACAGTTTATGTCTAAATGACGCATGAGAGAATTGAACTCACGCCTCCGCCGTGAAGGGGCGGTGTCTTAACCACTTGACTAATGCGCCGTATCCGCTCTTTGTTTTACTTGCCGAGCGGTGGCAAGGCTACACGAAAATTGAATCAAAAGGGGTATTGCTTTGTGCCTCATTCGAGGCAGTCGGAATAGCAGGATTTGAACCTACGACCTCTCCGTCCCAAGCGGAGCGCTCTGCCAAACTGAGCTATATTCCGTAAGTGCAGACGGGGCGACAGCGAGGATCAGCAGCGTCGCAAGCTTCCCGGCTTATGTTGTCCGCACTGTTGCTATTCTTTTAGTGTGTTATGGAGCACTGGGGAACTAAAGCAACAAAACCCGTAAACCTATCGAGCCTTGTGACGGCTCTTAACAGCTTTCCGCTAATAGGTTTCGTAAAGGAGGTTTTACGTCACATGACAATGTATCGTAAAACAGTGGTCATAAATGACCAAACTGGGCTAGTGGGATTCGAACCCACGAATACAGCAGTCAAAGTGCTGTGCCTTACCGCTTGACGATAGCCCAAAATTACATGTCTTTGAACATCTGTATAAGTGTTCTTATGCCTATGGCAAAAAACATTATAAGCACTATTGTTATGCCGATTATAAATAACCCTAAAGCTGTCAAACCGAGAAATCTAATTATTCCCATCACCTTTATCATGCCTTTCCTTGTGCTCAAATTGACATCTAAGCATATCCGCCACATGTTCACGCTCTGTACCTATGCCATGTCCTTTGAGGAACAATACGCACTCAAATATGTTGCCGCAACGTGAGCATTCATCATTTATCTCTCTGCCTTGATATTTCATTCAGTGACCTCTTTATCGCCTCGTCTAAGGCTTTTTCTGACTGCCTAGCACCTAAGTTCATGCTGAAACTAATTACCCTGATTAAAACCGATATAGCGATTGCTACGAAGCACCATGCAGGAGCTTCAAGCATACATAAAATTCCAAATACTACCAAATCTGTTATCATATATCACCCTCCGCCCTGTTGTTAGCTCTGTATGTGTCAAAGCCCTCAGGATAACGTGCCCTGAGCTTATCAATGTTCGTCTGCATGACATCATCAAGTGTAAATCCGCAAGCGTCACATATCATTGCTAAGTACCAAGCACAATCACCCAGCTCCTTTTTGAGATGTTCAAGGTCTATGCCTTTTTCGTGAAATATGCCTTTCTTTACGAGGTCTGATACCTCACCGGCTTCACCAGTAAGCCCTAGGCAACCATTGATTAACTGTGATACTAATATATCATCCTGATTGGCGATTGCATCTTCTAACCTTAACCGGTTTAGTCTATCGTTGGTTCTCATTGCTAACTGTTGGTATTCGTTACCTGTCATTGCGATTCTCCTTTATCGACATATTTTTCAAATCTGTATTCCTGTTTAATGTTTGGGTATTTTTTCTTATCAACTTTACCCATAAACATATTATATGGTCTTGCGTATACGCCAAAGTGAACATTCATTGTATCATTTTCATACAATGCTTGATAGATAACTAACTGCTCATGGCTCTCTGTATGTTCCGCAAAACCGAGAATCTTATACAGATATAAGTTATCAGGATTATTAAGCTTTTCTCTTTTGAAATGCTTGACTATATCTCCTTGTTGCAATCTTTCCATGTGCGGTTCTCCTTTATTGCATAAGGTCTTTTTATTTTTGTCGGAGTTTTTAGTACTTAGAGGGGGCATATACGGCAATCATATAACCCCCACCCCAGCTGGTCCCGTGCTATCAATCCATTTATACACAATTCCCAAACAATTCACGCAATAGCGTTATCATTCCATTACGTTCTGCTCAACTATTCGTTAAACCTAACTTTTGCGAATAGTTGACATTAAGCCACATATCCGTAAACTCTTATAAATAGGGCATTCGTGAATTGTATAGAATTGTGTGACAACTCCATGTGATAAAACATCAATTATTACTGTCAATCGCGGAACTATTATCGGACAACTCAAGCGGTCTTGGCTGCTGTCCGAGCTGTATCAGGGCATCAGCTCCAAGGGCTTCTCTCTCCGTTCTCTCCGCTCTGGCTCCCGGCATATTCCAACCGTGGTATCTGTTTAACTTAGGTAACACCTTCATAGGGTTGAGCCGCCTATCCTTCATCAAGTTAAATAGACTCTCCTCGTTATCTTCAGCTATTTTTTTAGCCAAATCGGAACGCTGAGAACCAAGTACACCGTTCGACCAGTCGTACAACGTCTGTCTATTAATACCCGACATATCAAGAAAGCCCTTAATAGTCACCTCTTGACAATGACTATTGCACAGACGCTTATATATATAATTATAAACATATTCAACTTTGTCTATGTCATACTCATTATGAATACCGTCTACTTTTTTAAGTACTTTATTGCATGGGGTAAATAGTAATATGTTTAATTCGGTAATTATGTCAGCCCATATAGACGGAAATATATCATTTTCATTAATGTTATGTCTATTGCAGTAATTAGTGACTATATCACTGGCTACAATTCTCATATCATCAACAGTCCTGATTGTCTGAATATCATAACTATTATTATCGTTACTCATAATATAATCACCTCCATATACTCGGTATCTCTCACACATGAGATTATCATATCACTTGATATAGCTTCTGCCTATATTAAAAATCTATATAAAATATAACTTTGGGGTATTTAAGCGTAGTACTTTGGTACTAATCGCATATACAGTATATAATTATATACGTTTTTAAAAAACCGATTATTTATTTACACATTCTCATTAATCTTACCTTTTGTTGACAGTTTGTATACAGATTTTATCACGTTAATGTAATGATGTAGATTGTGTCCATGTGCCCGGCAGCCCTATATATTAATAAATATAATATAAGGGCTCAGGCTCTTAATCTATGACAGTAAATTTTATAATAATATACGATACATAAATAACTTAAAGACATGGGATTAAATAAGATACATTGTCAAGATATTAACAGAACGACAAAAAGACCAGATAACGAATTGTTATTGGTCTAAAATTATAAGTGTGTGAGATATGCGGTTGTCAATGTGCTATTTGCGATACTGCCATGAGTTCTTCGCCCTCGCCCGTCTATGATAATACCAGTTAGCCGTGGACTTGTCAATGCTTAAAATACATCAATATACTATCTGATACGTTGACAATCAGCCGTAAATCATGTATGCTGTGAGAGCTGGAAGTGCCGACCGTTAATGTCGCTTGGTATCGTTGTTAAATCGGTCGTGACTTGGCAGGAGCCATTATTATTTAATTTAATAGGCACTTTACAGCAGAAAACGAACCGGGAAAGTTATTAACCTCGCCCAGATCGGAAG